CTGAAAGATATGATGAATATTTAAACAAGTACAAATCATCAGTTAGAAAAGTCTTAAAAGAAGAAGGTGAAATAGATAAAGAAACTCTTTGTATGTTAGTTGCAACACACAACCAAGAAAAGGCAAGAAAGTTATTATTTAATATGTTAAACGAAAAAATTGAAGGATGGTGGGACTAAAAGTATATAAAGTAAAAGATAAGGAAACGTATAACCAGTTAAATTCTTTACTTGTTGGTTGGTGTTTTTTTAGACACGAAAATGGTGAATATTTTATTAAGGTACCATTAAATAAGACGATTAAAAATTTAATTGAGATGGGTTCTATTACGGAATTAAATCAAACGAAGACTGAAGTATAATTTGTTTTTTATCACCAACAACATTCCAAGCCCTTTGTACTAACATCTCAAGAGCGGAAGGAAATAATAAATCAATTTTTTCTGGTTCATCTAAATATAGGTTTACACTAACTAAATATGAGTCCTTACTTCTTATATAAGTTACATTACTTATTGATATATAACTTTTTTTTCCAAAAAATTCTTCTAAATCAGTTTTAAATTGTCTATCTATAATTTTTTGTAGATATTTTTTATACTTCATATAATAAATAATAACCAGTAAATGTTCATTTGACAAGTGATTTTACGTCTATTAAGTTATTTACTTTATATTTATAGTATATGAAAATTTTGTTATCAATTGTCTTAATTTTTATTAGTGTATTTGCATTTACACAATGTAATGGTGTGCAATCTTTTACATTAACACCCCCACCAGTAGGAAACACATATAATGCCGGTCAAGTTGTAACTATGTGTTACACAATGAACGGTTATACTCAAGCAGGTGTTAACTGGATTGAAGGTTTTGATTTAAACTTAGGTCCTGGTTGGGCTTCAGTTAACCCACAATCAGCACCAGCAAACTGTGGTGGTAATGCAACTGGTGGACAATGGGTCTGGAAGACTTCTGTAACCTCAACAACAACACCAATTGTAACAGTTGGTCCTGGTTATTTCTTTGATTTAACCGTTGATGGAAATCCGGGAAATGATTTTGGTGATTCCGGTAATTGTACTTGGACGTTCTGTGTTACTTTAACCGTTGCAAACGTATGTACACCTCAAAACTTATTAATTCAAGTCACACCGGGCTCTGATGGCCTATGGGGAAGCTATACTAGCTCTTCTTGTGACTTGGCAACACCATTTAATGTATTTAACGGAACAATAAACGTAGTCCCGATAGTTTTGGGACCAATAAACCATAATTAAATAAAAAATGAAAAGAATTTTACTAACTTTAATGACGATGATTTCAACAATATCATTATCTCAATTAACAACAACAAATCCAGATACGGTTTGTTATCAATCAACAGCTCTTTCCACCTATACTATACCATCTGTTGGTTCTGGAACATATACTTGGACCGTTACAGCGCCTGGTGTCATAACTGCGGGTCAAGGAACTAACTCAATTTCAGTGAACTGGTCTGCGGCAGCACCAGGATTAATTACAAATGGTGTTTCTGTAACCTATTCTTCACCTCCACCGGCTAACTGTCCTGCAACACCAGTTAATTTAAATGTATTAATATACCAAGTTATACCTACAATCACAGCTTTAGGTCCATTTTGTGAGTCAGATCCTTGTGTAAACCTAGTTGGTGCGCCAGTTGGTGGTACTTGGTCTGGAACTGGAGTGGTTGGTAACCAGTTTTGTCCTGATAACGTAACAAATGGGACTAATGCAACCTCAACTGTTACATATACAGTAGGTTCTGCTGGTTGTACATTCACAACATCTGTTGTTGTACCGGTATATGGAACACCAACATTATCACCTATACAACATAATTAATGAAATTAATACTATTTGTATATTTTTTCTGTCTTTCCCTAGTCACATATAGTCAACATATGTTTGAATTGTGTGATGGGGAGAGTAAAACAGTCACATACACCTCAAATTACGGTGGTGATGGTGTAAATACGTGGACAGTTAACGGAATTGTGTATGCAATGGAAGACTTAACATACACATTTACACAAACAGGAACATATAATATAGTATTAAGGCGTGAAAATGTCATTTGTTATGTTGAGGAATCAATACAAGTTGTTGTTAATGACTGTCCTGGGGTTATTTACTGGGTGCCAAACTGTTTTACACCGGATGGAAACGAAAATAACCAACTATATGGGCCAATTATGGTTAATGGATATGATATAAATGGGTTTGAGTTCCTTATTTTTAACCGTTGGGGTAACATAGTATGGGAATCTAATGACCCAAATGGACGTTGGGATGGTACTTTTGATAATAAAATGTGTACAGAAGGTGTTTATATCTGGAAACTAACCTTTAATGTCTTTGGAAATGATGATAAAGTCACAAATCACGGACATTTAACGTTAATTAGGTAAAAAAATCGTTTTTTTTACAAAAAAAAGTCATTTTCTGTGTTAATTTCTTGAATTTTAAATATTTTTACGTTTTTTCCCTTATTTTTGACCGTAATTTCCATTTCATTAGGGTAAAGTATGTTATTTTTGATAGTTTCTTCAATATCTACCTCATTTTTGGGTATTTCAGCCGTAATTAGGTAGTATTTTTCACCACATCCAGTACAAAATGAGTGATTTGACAGTAATTCTGACCTATTTTTACTAAAATGTGACCCAATTTCGTCTAAATTGATGTCTTTTTCATCATTTACGACCAAAATTCGGTACCCTTTTTGTGTTTTTGGTATGTTTTTAGCCCATTTTAAGTAGTATTCTACCTCATTTTCAGCCTCTTTTTGACTAAAATCCATTGATTTTAGGGTAGAAATAAGGGTTTTTTTATTAATTATTTCACTTAAAACGGGTAAAATCTTCATATATATAAATACTATATTTAACCCTTTTTCTTATTGGGTTTAATTTCTACCTCATAAGGTCCTGTATTTGACTTATAATTGTCGTATTTCCAGATTAAAGTACAGTCTTCGTGGGTAATTATACGCTCAAATACCTTACGCTCTACTTGTTTTTTAACTTTCTTATCATTCATAAGATACAAATGTAATAATTTTTATTTAAAAAAAGAAACCCCTCTTGCGGAGGGGAGTAAAAATTTGATAAAATGTTTTATTATTCTACTGGCGCTTCTTCAGATTCACTTTCAGATCCGTGTTTTTTGTTGATAAATTTATCAACAGACCCAATTGCAAATGAACCAAGTACCAAAATCAAAAATGAATTAAAGATAAATTCATTAATTACTAATGGTAAACCCATAAAACCAGTAACGATGTCTGCACAAGCAAATAAACACATCATTAAAAAAGCAATAAACCCAACAACAGATTTTTCATTAATTGAGTTGTTATCGCAGAATAGTTGTCTAAAAAAATTTTTCATAATATTTGTTTTTTAATAAATATTTTTATTTTTCACAAAAAACTGTTTACTTTAAAATTGTTTGTAATATATTGTTTAATTTTTAAAGAATAAAAAAAGGGACAGTAGCGAATTGTCCCTTTAACATTACCATAACCAGTAATGGTCCTAAGCAAAGTTTTTATTGTCCTTTAACTAAGTTAATACATTGTTTAAGATATTCTTTAGCTCTTGGTGACGGTGTATATTCATCATCCTTTGTTTGTAGTGCTAAAACCCTTTCAATATCTTTAACTAATTCTGTTCCGTGTTCATTTTCTTTATATAACTCAACAATCTTATCCATCGCTTTATGGCAGTCACCAGTTGTTTCGTCGTGATAGTTTTTATTTCTAAATCTATTAAGATTGTGCATCATATCATAAGCTAAATGTGCACCACCATCTTTAACGTCCTTAAAAAGTCTTATATTATTTAGAATACCTAAAGTATCAACCATTGAATTAACACCCATTCTTCTTTTTGAAACACCAGGTGAATATTTTACAAATTCATCAGCTTGACCAACCATTTCATCAAGTGGAATCATATTGTCTTCCATACATCTAGGTTTTGGTGGTTCTTTTTTCTTATTTTCTTTTTGTTCACCACCCATTTGAACATCGCCATTTTCTTTAATTACCTTTTCTATTAAAGCAACAAGCTCACTTTCTGTTAATTTTATTTTTTTCATATGAGGATTTTAAAATAAATATGTTTTATTTAATCAATTTTAATGTATTTATATTAATAAATATCTAAATAGTTGATTATGTTAGACAATATTATAAAAAGAGTTTTAAATGAAGAATTAAACCACCCTATGGTTCTTACTGAATCAGTAAGTATTTCTAAAAACCTTAAATACCATTTAGATAATAGAATACCTTTATCTGAAAATGTTTTTAGGATTTTTTCATCTTCATATTTTGAATTAATAAATGAAGTAAGAACACTTTACAATAATGGTTTAATGGATGTTAACGATGAAGACTTATGGCTTGTTGAAAGTAATTTAGGTGAATCGGTAACACTTGATAATGGAAAAACAGTTTGGTTAGATGTTCCATTTGAAATAAAAGAAACAATTAGTGAAGCTGTACATAGAGGAAAGAAGGTAAACCTTGGAAGTCCTTTTAGAACACCAGGTGGACCAAAGAAATTTGCCGTATATGTTAAAACTCCAGGTGGTGGTGTTAAAAAAGTAACATTCGGAGATCCAAATTTAAGAGTTAAAAACGCAAATAAAAAAAGAGCAAAATCATTTAGAGCAAGACATAATTGTGACCAGAAAAAAGATAGAACTACAGCAGGATATTGGTCTTGTAATGTTGGGAGATATGCAAAAAAATTAGGTCTTAAATCATCCAGAAATTGGTAATATTATGACACCTTACGAAAGATTCATTAACCGTAGATATGTAAAAATATTCAATCACTTTTTAAAAGAAGTTGTTGAACCGGCGGTTTATGACAAGAACCATAAAAAAATTAAATTCAAACTTTATGGTATTTCAGTACGACCAAAAAGTTCTGTTTATGAAACAATACCTAAAGAAGAATTATTAGATTCACAAGCCACTGTAAGTTTTTTTATTGATTCTGAACCAAGTAACCGTCTAGAAAACATTAATTTTATTGAAGATTTAATCTTTTTAAAAGGTAGAAGTTTTTTACAATTACAGGATGGTGACTGGTTGGGTTATAAATCAGAAAAGTTTCGTCTTGGACTTAATTTTAATAAAAGACCACTCTATCCTTTAGATTATGCTGCCGAAGATAGTTTAACTGAAGAAGTTGAACCATCTGCAAAAGCTGTTAAAAACATTTGTGATTCAAAAAAATTCTGTGAGGCACAAGGAAAAATTACATTTGGACAATTAAGAGAAATTGTTACAAACGCAAAAGCAAAAAGATTATATCAACATATTGGTGAAGGAGGATATAAAGCAACACTAAGACTACTTCCTTGGTTTTTCCCACAATTAGCAATTGCCGGTTTTACTGGTTCAATACTAAGAGCATTTAATAAAATATTTAGACCGGGACTTGAAGAAACAACAGGATATAAAACCTGGTGGGGTAAAACTATTATGACAATATTCAACCTTGTTGAGGGTGAATTAGGTATTGGTGATCCATTATCAAAAATATTTTTTATATCAGATGGTCTTATGACCATGCTTGATGATAAACTAAAAGTTAAGTTTGCTAGATATATTGCTGAAGTTGCAAGTGAAAAACCAGACGATGAGGAAGTTCCAGAATACTTTGTTGAAAATGAATTAAGAAAATATCTTAATGAAAAGTTTTTATTGGACCCACCATTAAGTCCAAAAGAAATCAAAAAAGATGATGATTTACCATTTGAAGAAGTAAAAGAAAACGGAATCAAAACTAGATTGTTTAAAGAAAATATTAATAATGGTGAATTAAAATGGCATTTTGATAAACAAGATAGAAAAGTTAAGGTTGTAAAATCTAATAACTGGATGTTACAGATGGATAATGATATCCCAAAACCATTAAAGGAAGGGCAAACAATATTTATACCAAAAGGTGTTTATCATAGAGTAATAAAAGGTCAAGGTGATTTAATTGTTAAAATTAAAGAATTGTAATGTACAGAAAAAGATTTATAATAACAGAAAATGAAAAAAAACATATAAGAAATTTATATGGGTTAATAACTGAACAGGGAACTTTTACTGGGTGTACCTTTTCTGAAAAAAGTAATGATTTACCAGATTATAAACAAATTTTAGAACAATATAACAACGACCATAACGCAGTCGCTACCGCGGTAACTGAAATGGCAAAAAAATTCAAAGAAAAAGTAAAAGACTTACAAGATAGACCAGCATGTCAAGCTGGTTTAAATAAAATAAGACCATTTTATAGAGATAAAAAATTTATAATAATAGATCAACTAAAAAATACAGCATACTTTTTTGATTTAAATGGTAATGGTGTTGGCACTTGGGTTATAACAGGTAGGGACACACCAAACGAAAAATGGTCTGAGTTTGCAGGTTTATCATACGATGAAAGAGTTAAAAAAGTTGGCACTGATTTAGCAATAACACAACCAGGTGCTAGTTTTACCGCTCCAGGTAGATATCAAACAGATAAAAAAGGTGTATATGACCCACACTATAGTGGAAAAGGTGAAAATTTATTTAACCTTTATAAAACACAAGATGGTAAAGAAGTAACACAAGCATTACACGGCGTAAAGCCAACAAAGGAAAGACTTGACGCACTTAAAAAAGTAAGTAATATACCGTTATCTGCAGAGTCAAACGTAAATTTGGATCTATCTTCTGGTTGTATAAATTTTCCAGAAGAATTTATAAACACACACAAAGAAAAATTTACAGATGCTTATGTGTTTGTAATAAAAAGTGACCAGAGTAATTACTATGTATTCAACCCAAAACCAATTATTGATAATCCAGGTAAATGTTATTCAAATGAAGTTTTGGATATACAAATCACTTAATAACATATTTTACATTACATAAACACTCAATTGTATTAGGATTTCCTCCAGCATAAGAAATTGCACTTTGTAGTGATTCCTCAATATCATTTAATTTATCAAAAATAGAAACGTCATTATATGGTACTAATTTTCTAATACCCTCAATTCTATTTGTCTTACCAGACTGTGAAGATGATGCACTACCCCAAAATTCTTTGTACCAATGTCCATCAATTACGTTTTTAAGTTTGTCTCCTGGTGAATCTATGTATCCAGATAACATACCACCAACCATAACCATAGACGCTCCTAAAACAAGACTTTTTGTAATATCACAATGTTCTTTTATTGAGCCGTCAGCAATAATTGGTTTTTTTGCTACCTTAACACACTTCTTAATCATTGACGCCTGCCAACCACGATTACCAAAACCAGTTGAGTGATATGTAGTGCAAGCGGATCCCCCACCAATACCACATTTAACAGCATCACAACCCCAAGATTCCAAATCAGTAACGGCTTCTGGTGTACAGACATTCCCACCAATTAAAAATACATCTGGCATTTTATTTTTGATGTATTTAACCATTTTTTTCATTTTAATAGAATGACCGTGTGCAATATCTACAGTGATAAAGTGTGGTATTAAATCTTCCGATAAAAGTTCATCAATTAGTTTATACGAATCGTCATTTACACCAACAGATATTGAAGAAATTAAATTATGTTCTTTCATATTTCTCACAAAAGAAACCTCATCAATATTAAATCTGTGTAATATATAAAAATATTCATCTTTTGCTAATTTTTTTGCTAAATTAATATCTATAATACTTTCCATATTTGCAGGAACAATAGGTAATTTAAATCTATAACCGCCAAATACACAAGTTGTATCGCAATCACTTCTACTCTCAACACGACTAAAGTTTGGTAGTAATGTTATATTATCAAAATCAAATATTTTTTTCATCCTCGTTATTTTTTTCTATTAATTTTGTGATTCTATTTTTTCCTTTTTCGCCAATTGGAATTGGGTTACCTTCTTCATCAATATGAACAAATTTTATATTCGTTTTTAAAACTATAACTTGTTTTCCAGTATATACATTATGTGCTCTAGCCTCCATATATAATGTAACTGATGTGTGACCAACATATGCTGGTTGTCCATAAATTTTAAGCAATTGACTCTCCCTTGCCGGTTTTTCAAAGTTACACTTATCAATAGATACTGTTACCATTCTTGGTGTATCGCACAACTGCATAGCAAACCCAGCGGCAGAGGCATCAATCCAGGCTAGTAATTTACCACCGAATAAATTACCGTGGAATCCTAGGTCTGATTTTTTAATTGGATGTGAATTTAATAGTTCCATTTATTTATTTTATTAAAAATTAGATATATTTTAATTTATAGTCAAATAAAGTATTTATTATTATGAGATTTAGAAATTTAATTTTGGAAGACGGTAGAAGAAGGGATGTTATTCGTGCTGTTGTTAAAGATATTATAAAATTATATAAGGATGAAGACGAAGGTGAGTTTTATCTTCCTAATTATTATGACGAGGAAAATGATTTTTATGAGTTTCCAAATTTAGGGGAAGCTTTTGTTGTGGAAGTTGTATTAGAACAAAATGAAGATTTAGAAAGTTTTAAGGTAAATGCTAATTACTACCATAATGAAGATATAATTGAAGTAACTATTGAATATAACCCAAGTAATAAAACAAGAATGACATATGATTTGGTTGGTGAATTAAACGAGGTTATTGCTCACGAAATAAGACATATTGACCAAAAAGTAAAAGGTACATTTAATTTGGATGGTCCAGAAGAAAAGGACCCATATAAATATTACACACAACCACACGAACTTGATGCTCAAGTTTTTGGTTTTAAACGACTTGCAAAAATAACAAAAACACCAATGGATGTTGTTGTTAAAAGGTGGTTTAAAACACATGGGGATGTTCATAGACTAACAGATGAACAAGCACAAGATGTTATAAGTAAAATATTAAATTATAAAAAATGAGAGTTCCACCAGAATATACAGCTAAAGTAGAAAAAATAAAAAATATTATATTATCAAGATCTGGTTTAATATCAGAATATGGTCTTAATAATATTAAAATGGAGGTTGAAGAATTTTACAAATTTGATAGTGGTGATGTTTCTGAAATTGTATTTAGTCTTAGATTAAATGATGTTGTATGTGATGAATGTGATTTTGAACCACAATTAATTAGTGAAACTATTTTAGAAATAAAAAATAAATTAGAAAACGCTTGTAGTTTTTATATTTCACCAAAATTGGAGTTAAAAAGTAATCAAAGTTCTCTTAGGGGTGTATTATTTTATGATTGTAAAATTTGGAGGAATGAATTTCAAGAACTAACATTTGGAATTTTTTATGATGTGGGAGAAGAGTATTAAGATTTAAACCTTTTTACTATTTCCATCATCAATCTTTTTGCAAAATTACCACCAAAACTAACAACTAAAAAAGCAAGACTACGCTCAACAATTTCTTTCACATCAACAGAACTTCCAGATTGCGCCGCTTCATATAATTCAGGTAATATTGGAATTAAAAATGTGTAAGCTAACATATTTGATATTCTAGAAGTTGGTATTGCCAAACTTTCAACGAAGGACAAAAAAACATTTTTTAATTTATCTGCAACCTTTAAAGCGCTATCAAATTCAAAAACAAGTTCTTTTTCTTTAATTTTTTCTAATACGGTACCTAACATTTTTTTATTTGAATGGTAGTAAGTTAAAATTATACCGGTAGATATTAACGCTAAATCAGTAGAAGTCATTTCTGGAAATTTACCTTCAATAAAATCAGAAACTGGCATTACAAAACCTGCAATAGTTACACCCCAAGTTGTAAGAAAGTCTAAATCTAAACCAACTTGATTTTTTGTTTCTTCACTAACTCTTTTAAAGAAAGATTTTAAATCTTTTAATTTTTCTTTTAGGTTATTTTCTCTTTCTTCTAATAAAATTTTTTTATATTGAGATTCTGATATTATTATCTTCATAACAAATAAATATTTCGCTATATTTATATTTGTATGGCAAAGAGAGTAAAATATTTAAAAAACGCACCACTAGAAGATGGTGACGAAGTAGTTTGTGTTAATATGGACGACCAATTTTCACCAGTAAAGGCAGGAACAACAGGTGTTGTTAAATCTGTAAGTAATGTACAAGGTAGTAATGTTTACTATGTTAAATGGGATAGTGGATCAAGTTTGGCGCTTCTTGATGGTGTTGACCAATGGAGAAAAGTTGCTAAAGAAGATGATGACGAAGAAGATGAAGAAAGACAATTAAGTGAAGGTTTTATGTTTTTTACCACAAAAAGAGCAATAATAAAAGAAATAAAAAAATAATTATGGCACAATACTTTTTCAAAATGTCACAAGCAGAAAAAAATGACATTTTAGATAAACATAAAACAATTTATGATGGCTATGTAACACAATATGGCCAACAACCAAACACACAACCTTTATATGTACAAGACTTTGCAAATGATAAAGGTGGTATTACTGTAAACAACAAAGGTGAAGTTAAACAATATACAAATATGAATATCAACGAAGATATTGATAGACGTGATAGAATTGGCGATGGTCCTACAGATTTAAAAGGTGGAACTGTTGATTTACACGGACAAAGTGACGATTATAAAGACAGAAGTATGTATGATCCGTATTATGGTGATGATGAGGACGATGAGATTGAATATGTTTCACTTGGTATGAAAGATGATAATGAATGTAAACACTGTGATGAAGATTCTTTGGATGTTATAATTGATTTTGATGAGATAGGTGAAGACTATGAATATGATATTGATAGAGAATTTTCAGAAGACTTGGCTGGCCCAATGAACTATGAAGTTACTGGTGATAGTTTTAAAGATGAGGTTGATGATGAAGAGCTACCTAATCTTATGGAAAAATTAAACGAATCACTTGATATGTTTAAAAGATTTAAGAAATATAACTAAAATGGAAATACAAGAAATTGTTTCTTACTACTTATACGAAGATACAAAAAGGGTTGAAGTTTCATTTAGACTTACAACCGATTCTGAAGATGAAATTAGAAATGATGTTATTAACTTGGATGAATCAAAAGAGTTTGGTTACAATTTAATACAAGAAAGTACAGATTTTTTTAATTTTGATGATGATGATTTTGACGAAGATGATTCAGATTTTCAATCAATAGATGAGGATTTATTATTGTCTTTTTTAAATGAATATTATATCGTACATACAGACAAATTGCCAAAAGTTGAGGTAATATAAAAAAGTCCGTAATTTCTTACGGACCTACTCTTGTTAAAAATAGTGTTATTGATTCATTTGGTCCAGATGAACCATAAGCCCACTGCCCTGTTGAACGTAAAACCAAAGTTTCAGCTCCATCTTCAATTATGTGGAAAACTTTTCTAGTTCCTTCAAATTCAATAATTAAATTACCTAAAGCTGTGTTTGTTTCACCAACAACATTATAAAAGTATGCTTTATTCCAAACAGTAGAACCATCTGGCATCGGATTTGGTGAAAATCTAATTTGTACATAATCCATATGTAATTTGAAAAACCCAACTGGTATTGAATCAAATGGTGAGATATCATTTGGATTTACGTATAAGTCACCAGGATAGAAAACCATAGATTGTGGTGATGAACTATTGTCTGTTTGTTCATATGTGATTTTATCAATACGATATTCACCACTCAAAGATAAAAGTTTTGGTTGTGTGTATTTAACACAAGAACTTAAAGAAATTAAAAGAATAAAAAGTTTAAAAATGATTTTCATATTGTATTATTTATATATCTACAAAGATAGTGTTTTTTTTTTAACCTACAACTATTTATAAAGAAATAATTTATGCAACTTGAAGAATTAATTGGTTTAATGGAAAAATATACCTTTAATAGTGATGTTGATGGCGAATTAGGTGAACAAGATGCTCCAGCTGCAGATTCTGGTGGAGGAGGAGGTGGGGCTGCGTACCCAACTGTTACAAAGTGGGAAACAGGTTTAACAAGAAGTGTTGCAAATACAATTGATGATAAAGTTACTTGGTCATCACTATATAAAATTACAAGAGGTAAAGCAAATACGTTACTATGAATAATAAAGACCTTTTATTAGAAAGAATCTTATTAAATATGAAATACGATTCAAAAAAAACTTTGTATGAAAATAGAATTATTCTTAATGAAGACGGGTCAAATCCTTTAACATTTATTGGGGTTAATCCAAATAACCCAGCTCAAAAAGTTAAATGGACAACAATTGGTAACATTTTAAGTAAAGTATCTAATAACTTACCATCTTTAAAAGAAATAAAATATGATCAAAATACTATTGTACCTAATTCGTTAATGACAATTGTTGGTAAAAAATATTTACGTTACGACCCTGGTAAAACATTAGATAATTATTGGCCAACATTAGTTAATTGTATTACTGAAACATATAGTAATGGTAGACCAAAATCTTGGGACCAAGCTTGTCGTAAAAAACATTCGGATAATGTCCAAGCCCTAGAAAAACAAAGACATACTTTTTGTTTAAGTCGAATATTAAATAATCAAGGGTTACTTGATATGCCATTTGCAATTCAAGTAAGTGGTACAAAAAAAGATCAATTCGGCGAATCAAACGATGGTACATATAAAATTTTATTTTTTTTAACAGGTGAAGATTGTAAATTTGGTGGTTTTAATTATTATCACGATTCTGGATATGAAACTTCATTAAATTGGGATTACCCACTAACACCTTTAAAAGCTGAATTTATATCAAAACCAAAAGAACAACCAAAACCAGTTGTTAAAAAGGTTGAACAGAAAGTTGAAACGCCAAAATTAACACCAGAACAACAAAAAAAATGGTGTGCAGATCGTGGTAAAGTTTGGAGTGATGAAGTTGGTGCTTGTGTTGGTAAAGAAATTACATTGGATTCTAGTAAAATGGAAATACAAAAAAAAGAAAAAGAAAAAGAATCAACAGGTGGTATTGGTGCTCCAGGTACCAAAGGTAAGGGTGTTGAAATAAATGCACCAAATACTGGCGGAAAAGGTGGTTCTGGTTATCGATTATTTTTAACTGGCGGTGGAGTATAGTAATGAAAGAAAAAGATTTAATATTAGAAAGGATTTTATTGAATATGAAATATGATTCAAGAAAAACTTTGTCTGAAAATAAACAAATATTGTTAGAAGAAAATCAAACATACGCTGGTTGGACTGAGACTTATGACTTACTTGGAAAACCATTAAGATTCAAAGGAACGGTGATTTCAACGGTAAACCAAGAATTAAAAACTTTTACGACAGGTTTAGGAACAATAAGAGGGTCTAACTACCAAAATTTAAGTGGTACATTATTAAGGGCGTTAGAAACTAATTGTTATCAATGGAGTGAAATGGGTGAAAATGAAAAAACAGCGATGAAAGACGCTTTTAATTTTATTAAAACATTGAATGTAAACGCACCTTATAATATCGCATTTGAGAATGTTAATTATAGATTGTTTTTTTATTGTCGAAAATACGTTGGTACTGTGACAACAAGATATAGTAATGGAAAACAAGTTAGGGTTGCAAAACCAGCGGCACTACAAACTTGTGATGATTGGGTTCCAGATGAATGTTCAAGGAACACAATATCTTCTTTAGGTTATTATAGTCAAGTTAAAGGTAAATTTTTAGAGACATTCGACACTCATTTAGCAAAACCAACTGAACCAAAAAAAGATTTAAGTGGATTAAAAAAATACAATGATGAGAGAAAGAAAAAATGTATAGATGGTGGTAACGAATGGGACGAAAAAACAAAAAAATGTAAAGGTGTGACAAATTTGGCCGATTTTGAAATAACGGCACCAAAAAAATCATCAACAGATAAAACCCAAGGAACTAATAAACCTGATTTAAGTAGTGGTGTAACAGTTGGGTATTCTGACAAATCAGAAATAAAAAATCCAAAAGACAACAAAGGTAAATCATCAGATGTGACTTGGGGTGGTGGTAGTGGTGATTCTAAATCATATAGATTATATTTATCAGGAGGTGGTCAGTAATGAAAGAAAAAGATTTAATATTAGAAATTACTAGAATGCGTGAAATAATGGGAATAAACCCATTGAAGAGCTCAACAATTAAAACTATTAGTGAAGATTTTAAAACAACTAATGGTATTCTTTTATTTGAATCTAATGGTGGTGGTAAAGGTGAATTAGGTACACTAATTTTAAAAGGTTTAGGTTTTGGTGATGAAGTTGCCAGTTCTGTTGGAAAACAAGTTGCTGATGAATGGGAAGGTGCTGCAAAACAGTTTGCAGATAGTCTAAAAAAAGAAGGTTTAGATGATATTGGAAAAATACAACAAAAAATTAGACTTTTTAGGCCTAACCTTGAAATGTCAGACGAATTAATGAAAAATTATGTTGATGCTTATTTTAAAAATAACCCAGAAGTTGCAAAAGATTTAATAAAAAAATTACCAGATGTTGTAAACGAAATAAATAAAAAATTTAATACAAGTAGTTTTGATAGTTTAGTACCAACTAGTATTAAAGAAACGTTGGAAATACTTCGTTCATTAAGGATTGATGATTTTACAGATGATTTAATTAAAGATTATGATATTTTAATAAATGAACTAATGAATAAAAATGTTTTGGGTGGGGTATATAACACAAACCAGAATGTAAAAAATTACATGGATGGGCTATTTAGTCATTTGACAACAATACAAAAGTCAAAAAAAATAGGAGATTCAACACCTAAAATTCAAACCCAAACTAAAACAACAGAACCTGAAATTAAAAACGACTCAAATAATAAACCAAATCAACAAGAATTTCTACCAAATTTGATTCCATATAAGGAAGATTCAACAGGTACTAAAGTATTTTTAAATGTTGTTGAACCTGAGGCGTACTCAAAGTATTTGGAATTAACAAAAAAACCTAGGTCAAGTTGGAATGAAGAAGATTCAAAACTATATACTGACATTGTTAGATGGGAAAGTGATTTTTCTGTTGACTTTAGTAAATATAAAATAAAACAAGATCGTGATACTAATTTAAAGATAAATGCTAATATTAAAGAATTACCACAAACCCAATTTCACATAGGCGGAACGTCCATTGATAGTGTTAGATCTCCAGGTTGGAGACCATTAGAAGGGTCAGATTCAAAAATAGTTAGAGATGATCATAGTGCATTTAATAGTAACGCACCTGGTGCTTATCAATATTTTAGTTTTACAACAAGAGAAGATGGTGAAAACATAATATATTCATTTCATAGAAAAGATATTTTTGATGCTGCAGGTAGACAAGGTAATTTTATTGTTGCTGTTAGCTATCCTAAAAATTCTAACGTTAAGTTAGACGATGTTAAACAAATTTTAGTTGATAAATCTAATGAAATTTACCAACAGTGGAAATCTGCGTATGATAAAAAAGATGGTGGTGCAAGCATTGGGTCGAAAACAACACCACAAACCTCAACACCTAATGGGAATGTCAATAATAATGTTGTAACATCTGAAGTTCCAATAATAAAAAGGTAGAAATTATTTAAATTATTTATATATTTATTATATAAAATGGTTTATGAATTCAGATGAAATATATAGAATGAAACAATTAATGGGTTTAAGTACACCAAAATCTTTTGTTTCTGAAAGCTACAAAAAAGAAATTAAAAGTAGAATAATTATTGAAGCGCTTACTGGTGGTAAAGATGAATTATATAAATGGATAGCAAAAGCTAGTGGATTATCTGACGAAACAGCAGAAGCTTTCAGTAAAGAAGCTAGCACCTTTATGAAAGGTTCAGACGAATTTGCACAAGTTTTAGCTAGGGAAGGCTTAGATGATGTTGGTAAAATACAACAAAAACTTTCAAATGCTGGTTATGATATTACAAACTTAGACAATGCAATTACTATGTACTTTAAACAAAATCCAAATGTTGCAAAAGAAGTACTAAAGTCTATGCCGGAATTTACGGACAATATTATAAAAAATATGTCATTAGAAACAATATTAAGTAAACAACCAGATTTAGTAGATGTTTTAAAATTTGTTAGTGATTCAGAATTCAAACTAGAAACTGAAGATATGGTTGATGATTATCAAAAATTAATGACTGATATTCAAAAACTAGCAGACGCAAGTGGTGGAAATCAAAGCATACATAACGTTTTAAATTTAATGGATATAAAACTTGATGTGTATGATGCAACAAAAAATTTAGGAACAGGGAGCTCAACTAAACAAACACCAACCGTACAACCAAAACAAGTACCAACAACACCAAAACAAGCACCAACAACAACACCAACAAGTAAAACTCAAGACTATGATTTTTTAAACGACACTGAAAAAAACAATATAGATATCTTACTTTCAACTGAAGTAAGTTCAAGAAATGTTGATTACCTTAGAGATGAGTTAAACGCTGAAATTACAAAATTAAAAAATACAAAAGAAAGTGATTATCCTGGGGATAAAACAAAAATTGACGAATTAATAAATATATTAAGACAAAAAGAAAAAGAAGCTATTGATTTAAAAATGGAAGAATCTGGCGCTAATTACATTACTAATCCCAGTAATACAATAATAAAAGGTTCAAAAACTGATGGTAGTGTTGAAGAAAAGGTAAAACTACCAGACTGGATGTGGGGTTGGTGGAGAGGTGACGACCCAGATTTTTATATGGGTGCAAAAGTAAATGATGAATTAAAAGAAAAAGTTGCAAAATTAAATACTTATACCTTTAAACCTGAAGATGTTAAAGTAACAAATAAAGGTGTTGATAGTGATGGTCGAGACATTTTTGAATTACTATTACCTTCTGGGGATAAAATTTTAGTATATAGGTCAACAGGGACTGGAGCTTCAGCATTAAAGGGTTATGGTGATTGGCAAGTTATAAATGGATTTGGTAGACACCCAAAAGATAGTGATTTCTTTTGGGTTGTTAAGTCAGCAGATTCAACACAATACACTAAAAACACAGATCTTAGTGAATATTTAACAAATATGGCAAATTATTTAAAGAATAATAATGGCACACCAGAAACTTTATTAGGAAAACCAAGTGTTATAAATCAAACACCAAAAACAAATAACCAGGATTTTGAAAAAATGCAAATAATTGGTCAACAAAATAAACCAACACAAGTTACACAACAGACAGTAACACCACCTAAACAACCAGAAAGCCCTTATAGTAGATATGGTGCTGGATCAAATTAATTTTGATATGGAAAAACAAATATTATTAGAATTACAAAGAATGAAACAAATAATGGGTTATGATAGAAATAACCCAATTGATGTTATATTTGAACAAGACCCAAAATTAGATAGATATGTTGACGATGTTTCCGGTACATCAGAAATACTAGATAAAGTTTCAGATGAATCTAAACCAACTATGTTTGGAAAATCAACAGTAGATAGGTCAACGTTTTTTATTGGTAAAGACACACAATATCCATTCTTCCAATATTTTGATAATGATTTATACGATAAATTAGAAGTTAGTGAAGGAACACAAGTTGTTTTATTTGGAAAGGGGGAAACGGCAAAAAACTTTTTACCAAATGTTAAAGTTGGAACCGTAATAGATGATTTAGGTAAAGAACATACAAATCAAGAATATCTAGAATTAGAAATGAGTGTTTTAGAAGGCCTAAATAAAGATGAAAATCCGTTTTCATTAAATAATGTTAAAACTTCAACAGGAAAACAAGTTACAAAATTAGTTAAAGCTTGTTTACCAAGTTCAGATATTGCGGCAGAAGGTAAAAATTTTTGGGGAATACACGAAGGTACTGTTGCCAGATTTACAACAAATGTAAGAAGTGAAGGTGGAATGTTTAAAAGTGTTGAAAGTAAAAATGTCACTTTTTCTGTTGCAATGGAACCAAAACAAACTACAGCAAGTGATGATGGGACGCAACAACTTGGACTTGAAGCTGCGGTAAGATGTAGAGGTGGTGATAATGGATGGGGTTGGGTTTTAACTCCACCACCAATATTTTTTGACGTTACAACAGGACAACCATATAACCCAAAAGATCCGCAAAATATGGATGTTAGATCAGATTGGGAAGTTTGGTATGACCATTACGGTATGTGGCTTGAAATTGGAATTGGTGTTGCCGCAAGTTTTCTAGGTGCTGGACTAGCCACTTTGATTCTAAGAGTTGGTAGAGCCGCTGGTGCTGCTGGTGCTTTATGGGGGGCGTTGTCGTCAACATACGCCGGTGGTACAACAACAGTATTATCTGTTTTTATGCAAGTATTAACAGAAGGTGTTATGATGGCACCAATAATAAAATGGCAATTTGAAAACGATAAAGATCCGGATGCAATGTTAAGTACAATTTTTTGTTTAATACCATTTGTAAGTGAAACAAAAGCGGTATCAAAAATTATTGGTGGTAGATATTCCGCAGAAGCCGCTAATGGTGTTGCAGAAAAGATAACAAGATTTGGTCTTACATCGATATTTAATGCTGGAGAAAATAATCCTGAAGCAGCAAAAAAATTTATTGATTTTTTAAATTCTTTAACTGCAACTGAATTAGCGTTATTTAATAGAGGTATGGCAATTGTTAGTAAACAAGAAAGTATGGATGCAATGCTTGCTGGTGTTACAGAACTAATACAAACAGGTGGTAAATTTGGAAAAGAAATGGCTGAAGCAAAAACAGAAGCCGCTAAAAAAACTGTTTTAGGTAAATTAGGTGGTATTGTTGGTCCAAAAACAGCCGAACTTGTTGGTAAAGCCTCAACAGGAACTTGGGTCGGTAAAAACCTTAACCCACTTACAGCGAGATGGGTTATACCTTTCCAGTTCGCTAGAATGGGTGCCCCAATAGCAGTATTTGCAACAGCCTTCAAAGCAGCATATCAAGAATTAACAGAAGAAGAAAAAGTTGTTTTTGATAATAACTATCAAAAATCTTTAAAACTTGATGAAGAGTATTTTATCGAATTAAATAAAATTGACCCTTATTTAATGGAAAGTTGTTTTAATAAACAAATTGAAGTGATTACTAGTGATAAGTCAAAACTTAATGAAGTTATGAAAACTAGTGGTTATTTACAAACTGATGAAGGTAGACAATTAAAAGATGAAGTTTTAGTTGAAGCTTTAACAGAAAGGCAAAACCAAATGAAAGCCACAGTAGCACAATCAACTGTTGATTTAGGACAATCATTGAAAATGAGAGCAACAATTAACAGTGCTGCCAGAATACTTTTTGAAAAATTGAAATTTACGGAAATAAATTTTATCTCATCAAAAGATATTAATAATATTACTGGGACTTGTTTTTACGAAAACAATAGTTATAACTTTAACATTAGAAGAGAAAATGAAAAAGCAGTATATTATGTTGGTGAAAAGAAAATTACAGATGATGAAATTAAAAATGAAAAATGGGATCCTAGTGGTGCTAAAACAATTCCAAAGGAACATTTTTTTAGAAAAAAAGATATAATAAGAAATATATATAGATAATCATATATTTATAAAAATATAATAAAATTTGAATTTTTAAAAAATGAAAGAAAATAATTTAATTCTTGAGATAGCTAGAATGCGTGAAATGATGGGGGTAAAACCACTAAATTCAAAGGTATTAAAAAATATTAATGAAGAAATTAATTTTAATAGTGGTAGGTTACTATTAGAATCTGGTGGTGGAAAAGACGAACCTATTAAGGCGATTTTAAAATCTATGGGGTTTGCAGATGAAATTGCAACTTCAGCGTCAAAAAAAGTTGCGGACGAATGGGACGCAGGTGCTAGACAATTTGCAGATGCGTTAGAAAAAGAAGGTTTAGATGATATTGGAAAAATACAACAAAGAATAGCACAAACCTCAGATATTGCTGCAGCAACACCTGCACAGATTGAGGACGCTTTAGCTTTATATTTTAAAAATAACCCAGAAGTTGCAAAAGATTTAATAAAAAAATTACCAGATGTTGTAAACGAAATAAATAAAAAAATTAATACTAGCGCTATCGATTCTTTTATCCCAACAAATTTAAAGGCTGACTTGGATTTTCTTATGAATTCAAATTTTAATGATTTCACTGATGACATGCTTGACGATTATGATAGAGTTATTACTGATTTAACTAGTATCACAAGTATAGGTTCTCTTTATGGAACAAATCCTGACGTTACAAAATATTTGGATGGTTTACAAACTCATGCTAACACAATTCGTGCCAGTAAAAAACCAAATTTGTTTAAAAGCGATATTCCTGCTGATACACCAGTTATTTTAAAAGATACTGCACCTGGAAAAACTAAAGCAGAACTTGATGCTGAAAAAGCGGCAGCTGATGCCGAAGAAGCGGCAAAACAAGACCAAGCGGCAAGGGATTCACAAGCAGAAACTGCTGCCAAAGAATTAGAAGGACTTAAAAATAAATCCTTAGATAATGCTATTGACAGTTTAATGACAAAAGATGAATGGGGTCAAGCTTGGAATAAATGGAATAATCTTATTTATAAACTTTTTGGGGGTAAATTTGGAAAAATTGCAAGTTATTTAAGTAAGGCTAGAACAAAATTAGGTTCACTAACATTAAGTGATTTACAAAATTTTAAAAATACACAAGAATATAAAAATTTAGTTGCTGATTTAGAAACTAAAGCAAAATCTAAAGGTACATTTTCAAAAAGAGTAGATAAACTTAAAGTTATTATTACAAAGATAGATGAGCTTATAACAAGCATACCTATTTTAGGGAAGTTGTATTCTTTAGCTAAAGCAGGTATAATTATTGTAGGTATTATTTTTGGAATTGCAATTTTAATGTCACTTAGAGATGATATCGAATTTATAGATTATGTATTTACTAAAATTCAATATGCAGCTTGGGATATGGTACCAGATGGAATTTCAGATTTTGACAAAACAATGCCAGAATGTCTTTCGCAAATTAACGGTTATTGGGATTTAACAGAAGATCAAAAATTACAATTACCATCAATTGGTCTTAGTTGTGATAATGTTGACTCAACAAAATACGATACTTATGTTTCTAGTATTAAATATGTTGAAGCTTCAAAAGCAATGGATGCTGCCGGCAAAACCGTTGAGAAACCAGCTGGTTTTGAAATTACTATTGGTGGTAAAAAAATAACAAAAACAAAAGACGGCAGTACAAATACTGGTGGAACAAATACTGGTGGAACAAATACTGGTGGAACAAATACTGGTGGAACAAATACTGGTGGAACAAATACTGGTGGAACAAATACTGGTGGAACAAATACTGGTGGAACATATACTAATACTCAAGCTGATTTTATTAAATGGGTTAATGAAAAACACCCTGGTAAATATGGAAAAGAATATGAATGGACTGGTAAAGCCGGATATTATTACCCTAATGCTGGAAACACAGGAAATGCAATGACATTTTCACCATCAGGTTGGCAATAAATTATAATAAAATTATAAAAAAATGTATTGTAAAAAAGAAAGAGGTGGTAGTACCTGGCTAGAAACAAGTGAAGATGAATATCTGGTATTACCAGATGATAGAAGATGTATGGTAAGAAGTGGAAACTGTTCGGCTTGTCCTGGTAGTGGAAGCGGTTCTGGAGGAGGTTCTGGTTCTGGAGGAGGTTCTGGTTCTGGAGGAGGTTCTGGTTCTGGAGGAGGTTCTGGTTCTGGTACAGTTTATTCTGTATGTCCTGGACCAACTTATTCAAACGGTTGTAAAGATAGTGGAGCACCAAACGCTAATGGTATTATTTATAAAATCCAAGGGTGTATTGGGGCAAAACAAGATAGTTTATTTGGTCCAAAAACAGAAACAGCTCTTAAACTAAAAACTGGTAAAACAACATTTAGTGATAGTGATGTTTCTACAATATGTAGTGGAACACAAAATCAAGGTGGAAATCAAGGAAGTCAACAACAAGGCGGAAGTCAAGGTGGACCTTCAAGTACAGTAACACCTGAACAACAAGAGGCTACAATGAAAGAATTCATAGAAGACGGTTATTTCAAAGATGGGTTCCTACAAAAACTTAAAGGAAAACAAAATAGTGCTGACGGTAAATTCCGTTATGCTTGGTGTTATATTAAATTATTTAAGGTTAAAAGAAATGATTTAGGAAAATTAATTGAAATTGATAAAAAAGCAATACCCGTTATGAATCTTGATGATTTAAATAGTAAATTAATGGCGGATAAAGATTTAATAACTATACTATTTTTCCCTGATTTTAGATATGGTTATTTAACAAGTGAGGGTGGTATTGAATTAGATGGTTATATACACACTTGGAGACCTGGTAACCCAAGCTTTAAGAATGTTTTACAACTTGAAAGAAGGAATAGAAGAAAACTTGTTAGTGAACAAGTTCCAGATTTTAGCACTTTACTTGGTGGTAGTTGGAATTTTAGTCCAACTGGTACAGTAGGAGGTTCTGGTAGTGGTTCTGGTAGTGGTTCTGGTAGTGGTTCTGGTAGTGGTTCTGGTTCTGGTAGTGGTTCTGGTAGTGGTTCTGGTAGTAACAATCAAACAACAAATAGAAAAGATGAGTTAAGAAAAATGTTTGGTTTTGTTGATTCACAAGGAAATACAGTACCACCAAAGACTAGAATTCAGTTAATGAATAAAACACCAAATAAAGGTGTTGGTGGAACAGGGAGCATCCAACATGCGATTGATAAGTATGATGCAAGATCCGAATGGTTTGAAGATTATAACGAACTAATGGATATCGAAGGTCTTTCTGAATATAAATTAAGATTTCCAGAAAATTTTGAAGTTGAGGAATATGCTGGAAAAGTTATTGATAAAGAAAACTATTCAGAATTAACACCGTTAGAAGGCGAATCTAGTTCACAATATAAAAAAAATACATTTGGTAATTTTCTAGAAACAAAATCAACTTTACCTATTTATCAAACTCAAATGGGTCGTAGTGCTGCTAGTACTGGGTCTATTGAATGTAATGCAGAAACATTAAGAGATCAATTAATCATATATTTAAATACCGCATTTGCCGCATCAAGATCAACTAAAGGTAATAGAGAAAAATTAGATGAGTTTGAAAGATGTTTAGCCAAAGGTGATGTTCGTAGAGAATTAAATGGATTAGGACCTTTAACACAAGACGATTTCCTAAATGTAGATCAAGATCGATTACCTTTTGGTATGTTTAAGAAAAAATTAGATATGAATGATGTCATTAAACTATTAAGAGGTGAAGATGTTAATGGTAAAAGAATTTCAAATACCAATTTTATAGATAGAAACTTTTATAGAGAAGGTTTTGCGGTTTACGAATCAGTAAGAAAAACTGTTAAGAAAAATTTAAGTGAAGCAATTACTAAAAAGAAAAATTTAAAACTTACTGAATCTGCTTTAACTAAAATTTTAACAAACATAAAAAGAAAAGGATACTAAGGATACTTGTTTGGTGTAGTTACCGAATAAGAATAAACCATCTAAAAGAAGGAGGTGTTTAAGTATCTAGCAAGATAGGAACTTCGGTTCCTATTTTGTTTTTCGACCTATTCATTTATTGTTTTTTTATTTTATATTTATTTTATATTTATTTCTATGAATCAAACAATAGTACAAAACATCTTTGAAAGCAACATAACACCAGAATTAACTGTAGCACTTCCGGTTTACAATAGTAAAAATATTGCTTGGATAGCTATAGAAAGTTTATGTGAACAAATCAATATTGATTTTAATTGGGAATTAATTGTTTATGAAGAAAAACACACACAATCTGTTTTTCCAGAACTACTTGATTTGCATATTGAAAAACTAAAATTAGTTAATTGCTCAAGGATTATATACATAACAAATAATGAAAAAGTTTCATTAGTTGAAAAATGGATTGAAATTGGAAAAAACGTAAGTGACTCATCAAAATGTTTTTTACTTCAAGCTGCCGATTGCTATTCACCAAAAACAAGACTTAAAATAAGTTATGAAAAAATAGTAAATGAAGACTATGATTGGTATGACCAAACAAAAGGTTATTTCTATTCATTTATAAGTGATAGAGTTATTTTATACGACTATAAAGGTTTTACAAATCTTAATATGTCATTAAAAACGGAATACATCAAAACATTACCGTTTTCACCACTAAAAAAGGGTATTGATGGTTACATATATAATCACTCAATAATTTCTTGTAAACAAGCTTCCAGAAATTTCAGAAGATATTTTGATGATGAGTTATATAATGATAGTGTTGATACACACGGTCATAATAATATAAGTCATGCCAGAGAATCGTACTTTGATACAAAACCAAACATCTTTTCAAAAACAAATTTAAGTGTTAATGATTTAGATTGGAATATTAATATAAAAAATTCAATAGATTCAACATCCATATATGAACTTACAATAATAATATCAACATATCTAAACACACAATATCTAGAAGAGTGTTTTGGTTCTATTATTAATTCAATTGGTGAAAAGAAAGTACAAGTCTTAGTTGGTATTGATTCTTGTTTAGAATCCAAAGAACATATTGAATCACATAGTTATCCAAGTTATTTTGAGTTTTTCTTTTTTGAAAAGAACAACGGGCCTTATATTGTGTTTAATACCTTATCTAAATTAGCACTTTCAAAAAACCTTTTATTTTTTGGTTCAGATGATATTATGAATTTAAATATGGTTGAGGATTCGATTAATGGTCTTATGACCCACGACTGTGTAAAACCATATTATACAAATTTTAATGATGGAAAACCTTTTGATTCACAAACAAAAAAACACGTTGGTGAAGGTGTGTTTTCAATTAGAAAAGACATATTTGATTATATGAATGGGTTTGAACCCTGGATGTGTGCGGCAGATTCTGATTTTATGGCAAGATTATATGGTTTAAAACAATATAAATTTAAATTCACAAATAAAATTAATTTTTATAGAAGAATACATAAAAATGGCCTAACAAGTAGACCAGATACAGGTATGGGGTCAAAATTAAGGGCTCACTATGGAAAATTAGCAAGACAAAGAAATTCTATTGGACCAATACAGAATATGGTGGTTGAACCATATGTTATAGTTCACCAACAAACACTAAAAACACCAAGAAAAGAAATTACAAGCCCAAATATACCAAAGGTTGAAAAAAACATATCACCTTTAAGTTTACTACAAAATAAAAATTCGGAACCACAAACTATTAGGGGTTACGCAAGACAAGAGGTTGAACAAACACCAAAATCACAAATAAAAGAAAGACCACCAGTTAGTCAAATAAGACAGGAGTCAGAAACAGAAAAACCAATAGACAAAAATTCATTGGTAAATAAAGCAAAAGGTGTTTCAGTAAATAAAAAACCACAAACCCCAAAAGGTAAAGATTTTAATATTGGTAAAGATTTTTTAAGGATTTGATTTATTAATGTATTATCAATATATTTTATTAAAAAATTATATGTACGTAATAATTAAACACATCAAAACAGAAAGTAAAAAAAGAGTTCCAGTAATCTTATTAAATACTCAAGGAGAAATTTGGGAATTTGATTCTCAAAAAATTGCCGAAGAGATGAGGGACATATTTGAATTAAACTCAGATTCAGGTCACAAATACGAAGTTAAAAAGATTTGATAATCTGGTCCCGTAGCTCAGCCGGATAGAGCAACTGCCTTCTCGATAGTATCTCTTTTGACGTTCTATGGAGAAGCAGTAGGTCAATGGTTCGAATCCATTCGGGATCACAAAAAAAATATTATGGAAGACATATTTGAACAAATACATAATGAATTTATAAATTCCGAAGATTATTTTTCATATCTTCAAGATATTTATTCTTATGAAGAAAAAGATAAGACTGACGGAATCTGAATTAGTAAGACTAATTAAAAAGATTATTAAAGAGGAAAAGTATTCCGAAGAAGATATCAAATACACACACCCAATGACAGGTGAAGCCTGTAAAATCAAAGTTGCCAGAAATAAACTTACAAGTATGGAATATAACCAATATGGGTCAATTCTTGTTTGTGTTGATGAAGAATATGGTGATGATAGAATTGAAGCTGAACTACCAGTAAATGGAAGTACGCCAGAAGAAGTTGGTGATTTTATATGTGAAAATATTGAAAGAACTTTTGAACTTTTAGACGATATGTTAACTTACGAAGAAGAAGAACCAATATCAGAAGAAGTTTATAGTCAAAGGTGGGATATAATGGACCAACCAATTGTTTGTTCAGACAAACCAAAAAAGAAAAAAAGTTGGGAATATTAATAAACAATATATTTATAAACAAAAAATTATGAAAAACTTATTAAACAATATTTCATCTGATGAAAAACAAAGAATTTTAGAACAACATTCTGGTGGAAAATTAATTGATACAAGAAATTTTAGACGACTACTTGAATCTAAACTTGGTAATGTTAAACCTTTAATCGTTGAACAAGAGGTTAAACAAGGAACTGGTGGTGACCCATTCCAATATAAAAAAGAAGGCGGAAAGTATTTTTATGCCAAAAAAGCCGAAGGAACAAATGCGAAGTGGGTTGAACAAACAAAACCAGATGGTATTAAAGCTATTCAGACAAAGATTTTTGGTGAAACACCAGGTGCAAATCAACCAGCAAATACAAATCAACCTCAAACCACTAATAACCAACCTGCTAATACAGCTCAACCTGCTAATACAACTCAACCTAGTACAACCCAACCTAGTACAAATCAACCAGCAAATACAACTAATCAATCTGCAAATCAACAATCATCCATTCAGTGGGAAGGTGTTCCGGTAAAAGGAGGGACTTTTGGTGCTGAAAAGTGTAATACTAGTAATAATATGATTAACAATCAGGCTGTCAAAGGATTTTTAAGTGATGGTGGTAGTACTTTCTATTCTAGATCAACAATAGATCAAAAACAAAAAACTTATTATTTTGGTTATCAAGAACCAATAAGGGCTAATAGTTCTTATGGTAAAAAATATTGTAAAATAACAAATGTTGTCACATACAATTTAAAAGGTTATACTAACCTTAATGATAATCAAGTTACAAATAACGATTATTCTGTCTATTTGGTTACTTCTGAAGAAATTGCAAAACCGGTTGAATGAATAAAAAATTAATATTTAACCCCATTACATCAAAAGTTGGCGGTTTTTAATTTTCTTCCTTTTACATTGGGGGTATAAACCGAACCTAGAAATTCTTTGGCTAATATAACTTTAAAATAAAAAATAATAAAAACACTTGTTTATTAGAAAAAAATACCTATCTTTGTAACAGAAATTAAAACTTTTAGAAATAACGATATACTTATAATAAAAAAATGAAAACAAATCTTAGACATATGGTCATTAGCAAGCAACCGAGCAATCAGTGGTCGTTCTGCTATAATACGCTTAAACCGTCTAGGGCATTTTCATTTATGAGTTAATAACGATTAACATACATAATAAAGGATTATAAGACCCAAGGCAACAAACCTTGGGTTTTTTGTTTTATACCTGCTCTGTAAGCATTGATGGCGATGCGCTTGACTTGTAATCAAGAAAAATCAGTTCGAATCTGGTACGGAGCTCAAAAGAAAAAGTTCTTTGACATATTGGCCTTATAATGTTCCCTCGTCTAATGGCAGGACACGCGGTTTTGGTCCGTGGAATCGAGGTTCGAGTCCTTGGGGAACAACAATAAATTGGAAGTCTAATTTAGCCGGCGCTAAACCTAGTCTTGAAAACTAGTGGTACTGAAACACGTATGGGGATCGACACCTCAGGCTTCCTCCAAAAAATAACGAGTGTGTGGTGTAATGGTTGCACAGGATGTTTGGGACATTCGGGAGACGTTCGATTCGTACACATTCGACTAACAAATAAACAAATAAAAACAAGTGTTATGGAAAGTGACAAGTATGACAAACAAAACCCCTCGTAGCTTAATCGGGAAAGCACCATACTTTTAATATGGGGAGAGTCGGATCGTAACCGGCCGGGATCACAAAAATTTTGGTAATTAAAAAAAAGTATTATCTTTGTAAAAATAAGGAAGTGTTGAGCATTTGGCTGGCTCGCTTGACTGTAGATCAAGTCCGAAAGGCGTGTAGGTTCGACCCCTACCACTTCCACAACAAAAGGACAAGTAGCTCAATTGGTAGAGCAATCGGCTGTTAACCGATAGGTTGTAGGATCGTACCCTTCCTTGTCCGCAATAAGTTCACGTAGCTCAATTGGTAGAGCGCCGATCTGATACGTCGGAGGTAATGGGATCGTAACCCGTCGTGAACACTACGGAAGATAAACCTTGATGGAGATAGGGTCCGCCTGCTAAGTGAGATGTACCTTCGGGTATTTGGTTCGATTCCAATATCTTCCTCAACTTGCCGATAGAAAAGGTTTTCGGTCCGGGCTCATATCCTGGATGTCATTGGGTTCGATACCCTTTATCGGTACCGAGAATTATATGGTGTATGTAGCTCAGTTGGTAGAGTGCTGGATTGTGATTCCAGAGGTCGTGGGATCGTGACCCATCATACACACAAAAGATGATAAAAGACGTAGAACAACGGGCACGGAGAGGTGTTCGCAAGGGTACACACTAAGGATAGGTATTCAATCTTAATTGTATTGATGTAACAACCCAACTCTCTAATGGTGTGTGAAGTATAATTACGGGATTCCTGATAAAGTTGTTCATCATCTTTTATTTACCCCTTTCGTATAATGGAAGTACAACACTCTTCTAAGGTGTCAGGTCGGAGTTCGAGTCTCTGAGGGGGTACGAATCCGATGTCGGTCCCGAGCTAGGTCGGGCAAATTTACGTGGTACAGACAGGGCGTCGGGCAGGTCTCCAAAACCTCGCCGGGTAGGTTCGATCCCTACACCACGTGCTAAAATAAGGACAGGTAGCTCAGTTGGTAGAGCTCAGGATTGAAGATCCTGGAGTCGGGGGTTCGACACCCTCCCTGTCCACAAACAATTAAAATTAACTAAAATGAACAGAGTTTTTAGAACGGTTAATGGTGTTGCAATACCAGATGTGGTTAATCACACTTTGGGTGTTCTAAAAGAATGTCCCTGGGTGGAAGTCCACATTGGGACTGACTCACAAAACCACAGAAGATCAACCGTGTATGTTACGGTGATAGCATATAGGTATGGAAATAGGGGTGTTCATTATATTCTTCACAAACAAAAAGTGAAAAAAATAAAAGATAAATGGACACGTCTTTGGAATGAGGCCGATTATTCAATTGAGGTTGCCGAATGGTTAACCCAGAAAGTAAAAGTAAAAGTTGAAATTGATTTGGACTTTAATAGTGATGAAAAACACTTTAGTTCAAAACTGGTTCAACCAGCTGTTGGGTGGGCGACATCCTTGGGGTATAAAACAAATATAAAACCCCATAATCAAATTGCAACAAAAGCGGCAGATTACCACTGCCGTTAATATATTAGCTCAGGTGGCCGAGGGGTTAGGCACCGGTCTGCAAAACCGAGTACGGGGGTTCAAATCCCTCCTTGAGCTCAACAAAATGCCCCTATGGCGGAATAGGTATACGCGTGTGACTTAGGATCACAATCTTGCAGGTTCGAGTCCTGCTGGGGGTACAACTTTTTTAATTATCTATATATTTATTAATAAAATATAAAAATTATGAAAAGAATAATAAGATTAACAGAATCAGACTTAACAAGGATTGTTAAACGAGTTATTAATGAATCGTCAAAGAAAGAAATTGATGTGAAAGGTAAAAAGTGTGAGGTATGTGGTAAAGGTACTTACAAAGAAACCAGTCAAATGGATGATCTAAATGGAACGCTTCATTGTAGTAAATGTGATAAAATGGTTGATAGATATAAAATCTACACCCCGATTAAAGATAAAAAAAATGAAAAAGATAATTAAACTAACAGAATCAGATTTAGCTCGTATTGTTAAACGAGTAATCCAGGAAGGAAATATTGATAAATCATCAAAGGAAAAAGACCTTGATGTTAAGATGGAAAATTTCCGAGATAAAATAAAAGATTTTTTAAAATCTAAAGACTGTAAAGTAAAACAAGTTGGGACCGATTTTGAGGTTCATTGTGATGGAGAACATGTAGGTCAAGTTATGTTTAGAAGGAATGCTATTACAGTAAAAAAAGAAGGAAGTAGATTTGGAAAAGATTTTAAATTTAACGAAATGGGAAATATTAAAGCTGAATTATCAAAATTAATTAAATAAAACTTGATACTTTTAAAAAGTTTCGTATATTTATAAAAAAATTAAAAAACCGCAAATGAAAAATTTACACATATCATTGATAGGAGGCGATTTAGCTGAGGATTCTTTCAAGGAGAGGGTGTAATATTTTATACATATAAAAATTTTGAAGCCCCTCTCTAAAAAAGAGGGGTTTTTTTGTTCTTTGAAGATTTGGTAGATTAAAAAATTATTTATACTTTTGTTTTATGATAACATTTAAGGATATAGAGTTTAGACAACACCCAACTGGTGAAGGATCACAAGGGTTGATTTTTTTTCCTGGTGGATATGGACTTTCACTTGTTAGATTTAAACATCCTTATAGTACCAGATATTCGTCTTACACAGATGATAAAACCTGGGAGGTTGCAATTTTAAAAGGAACAAAAAATCATTGGGATATCTGTTATGATACAGAACTAACAAATGATGTTTTGACTTTCCAAACAGAAGAAGATATAAATAAAATAATTAAACACGTTCAAAGACTATATAATGATGAAAACAATTGAGATTACACATCAGGAGATTAAGATGGCAACAAGACCAAATGTGTATCGTAATAAAAAAAAATACACAAGAAAAGAAAAGTTTAAAAAAGATTTGGTAGATTGAAATAAAATACATATCTTTGTAAAACAAATAAGGAAAAAGGGTTCATTGAAATATTAAAAATAAAAATCGCGGGTGGCTCCCTTAATAGTTAAGGCTGACCTTAAGCATCTGACGTATGTCTATACAGGGGGCGAAAGTGATTTTAAAATATTGTGGTTGTAAGAAACGGGAAACTCGTAAAGTGTATCAACCTGTTAAATCAAGATAGTGAAACGAGAGTTTGATTTAACTACTAAACTACAGTAAAAACAGTCAAGTGGCGGAATTGGTAGACGCTGGGAGATAATACTCAAAACTCCTTGGGGTAAGGTGATTTTCACACTTATCTCGTGATAGGTTCGAATCCTTCTTTGACTACATATATCGCGGGGTAGAGCAGTGGTAGCTCGGCGGGCTCATAACCCGTAGGTCGCAGGTTCGAATCCTGCCCCCGCAACTAAAATGCTGACGTACCAGTGGATGCTTATATCATCTATGCCTGTAGTGGTAAGTTTAAAACGTTGGTTCGAATCCAACCGTCAGTACAATAAGCGGAAGTAGCTCAATTGGTAGAGCTCCTGCCTTCCAAGCAGGTGGTTGAGGGTTCGAGTCCCTTCTTCCGCTCAAAAAATAAACGAGTAAAAAGAATAAATGATGGAAAATATGGTTTTATCAGGAACTTCAGAATCATCAAAAGTTAAATTTGTTAAGACTAATTTTAAATCTGATTTTGCAAAAACATTAAAGAAAAAACTTAAAAAAAGATTTGGTAGATTAAAATAAACTAACTATCTTTGTAAAACTAAATTAAAATGGTCTGTTCGACAAGGGGTTAAGTCGTCGCCCTTTCACGGCGAAGTCACGGGTTCGATTCCCGTACAGACTACAAAATTTTGGCTCCATGGTTGAATGGCTACAATACCGCCCTGTCACGGCGTGTGGTACGGGTTCGAATCCCGTTGGAGCCGCCAAAAAATAGTTAGGTAATGTGTAATGTGAAAATGGTATCACATCCTTAATGGTTACATTGTTGCAGGTTCGAGTCCTGTCCTGACTACACCGGTTACTTGATTCCTGGTAGTAGAGTAACAACCATTGGAGAATTCGGGATGTCTCGCGAATGGGGGCGTAAGAGAAGAGAAACTTACAACGGTGGAGTGCCTAAGACAAATGAAACGAGACATGTGGGTGATCATATGTTTGACGCTAATCTCCACCTTTTTTAAAATTAAAAAAGACGATAAACTTCAGTTCCCATACAGCGGTGAGATGGGCTAAGCTATATACAGGTTCTCGGTGCTGGAAGTAGAAGGCTGAAGAGTCGTTGTTTGTCAGGAGTGTAAAAAGCATCGGTGCCGAATCCTTCCGTTAAGGAAGGTTGCTCATTGTGGGTTCGAATCCCACCCTGACATCTAAAATTAAAAATAGTTTGTGAATTAAAAAAAACTTTATATCTTTGTTGTATGAAAACAATTATAACAACCTTATTTATCCTATTTTCTTTTGTTTCTTTTTCTCAAGATTCAATTGTTGAGTACTACAACGAAATTGCTGGTAAATCTGAATACGGTGATTCTAATAATGCTTTTTATAAATGGAAAGGCGACGTTAAAATTTTTTTTGATTTTGATAATTCAGATTCATTAAAAGAATATACAAAACCAATCATAAAAGAATTAAATGAACTTATTGACCCAATTAATATTTTAATTGTTGATAATAAAAAAGATGCTAATGTTTTTATTTATTTTTCTAGTTTTTCAGAATACAAAAAGAAATGTTACATTACTGTAAATGGTAATTTTCTAGGATTTGTATGTTCAACTAAGTATCAGTCAAGAATATATAATAGTTATATTTTTATAAATGAAAATCTTAGTGGTATTGAATTAAAAAGTGTTCTACGTGAAGAAATTACACAATCATTAGGTTTTAGTAATGATTCTTGGAAATACTCAAATAGTATTTTTTACCAAGGGGGTAATAATGAAAATAAATTTTCAGAATTAGATAAAGAAATAATCAAGTTACATTATAATAACTAAAATTATTTATTACCACCAACACTAAGAGATTGTCTCATATAATCAACCGCTTTTGGATCCCTAACATCTGGATTTTCTCTTGGTATTTCAAACTTTTGTAGTTCAGGTGCTAATTTTTGATACACCGCTTTACAAGCCGGAACTTTATAAACATCTGCCTTCTGTCCACTTTTTACTGGAGCATTTTTTACTATAGTAGATTCGGTAACTTCTTTTGAAATTACTTCAACATAGACTGTACCCGTATGACAACCACCAGAAGATGTTTTATGACCCTCAATTGATTTTAACTTTCCGTTACCACCTATTTCACATGTCATTTGAATTTGTAAATCTCCTTGGTATTTTTGAACTGAACCAAGGTTTGCAAACTGTTTTGCTGTTATCTCATCAATTGTAAATGTATTAAATCTATAACCACCTTTTTCTTTACCATTTTTAGGTGCTCTAACTTCAGCATCGTCATAATTGTCAAGAACATTGTTTAAAGACGCATAACTAACTCTTGTTCCTGTTTTATTCGTTCTAAAAATCGGGATGTCATTTGCTGTAATACTCCAAACTGCTTTTTCACAAGCATGACCCTGGGTCGTTGAATTTTGATCAAAATTTACTTTAACTACAACCCCAGTGAAACATTCAACAACTTCAGGTATAATTTGGGTAATTTGTGTTATACTAGTAGTAGTTTGACCATCTCCACCACCTTCACGAGAACTTTCTTGTTTAACAGGACAAATAGTCATTTGAATTATAACAACTTGTCCGGCATTTTTATGTGTTTCTTCATTACGGTTTGCATCACCTTTACCTCCAGTATCAATAACGTGAGCTTCGGTTGTTGGTTCAACACTAACAGTTAAACCAGCTTTTTGTAACTCATCTAATATTGGTTGTTTAGCGGCATTAATTCTTGCTTGAGCATAATCCATATTATTTTTGAATTCTTTAGTTTGATTTGGTATAACGCCACTTGGTGTGTAATCATTATTTAATGTAAAATCAGATTTAACACCATTATCAACATTACTTGCACCACCAATAATTTTCATACTTGTTACAGTACCTCCTTGGAATTCTGGTTTACCCTTAATTTGTTTATCAAGTTCTGCAATTATATTTGTTAAATATTCTGTGGAATCGGCCTTTTTAGGATTAAATTTTCCACTAATTGTTAATGGAATACACCCATCACCACCTTGTTGAGTTGGTGTCGCGGGGGTCGTTGGGTCTTCATAAATAATTTCTTGTTCTGAAATTACAACACCTTTTTTATAACCAAAAAGGTATTTCATATAATTTAATTCTTCGTTGATATTTTGTTTCATAACTTTTTTTATTTAATAAATATATTTATATATATAAAAATAAACGTTAAATCAATTTAAAATGAAATTAACAAAAGAACAAGTATTAGGAATTGTTAGACACGCATTAACATTTGCTGGTGGTATTGTTGTTATGAAAGGATGGGCAGACGAAAGTGTTGTCGCTGAAATCACTGGTGGTATTATGACATTAGCAGGTGCTATTTGGTCTGTAATTGCTAAAAAATAAGTTTATTATAACTTTTTGTAGACCCCATCTTTTAAGTGGGGTTTTTTTGTTGATTAAAAAATATTTTATATCTTTGTTTTATGAATATATTTTTTTTAGATTTTGATACACAAAAATGTGCGCAGTATCATTGTGATAAACACGTAGTTAAGATGATACTTGAAACAGCACAACTTTTATGTGGTGTACATTGGGTAATTGGGTCTGAAGCGCCATATAAGTTATCCCATAAAAATCATCCTTGTGCAATCTGGACTAGGGAATCCCTTTCAAATTATTTATATCTTTGCGACCTTGGTTTGGAGTTATGTAAAGAATATACTTACCGATATGGTAAAAGACATAAATCCCAGGATATAATAGAATGGTGTTTAGATAATAAACCAAATATACCAGATAAAGATTTTACCCAACCAGCAAAAGCAATGCCAGATGAATATAAGGTTGAGTCTGTGATTGAATCTTATAGAAATTATTATATAGAAGCAAAAAAATCTTTTGTAAATTGGAAAAATAGAAATATACCAGAATGGTTTTTAATAAGTTGATATATTTATTAATAAATATTTTTAATGAAAAAATATATAAATGAATCAGAAACTTTTGGTTTTCCTGTTGGTAAAAAATACCCTGGTTGTGTAAATCAAAGAGTTGTATGTATTGGTGGTGGTATTGGTGGAAATTGGGCTGGGTCAATGGAAAGAGCACTTGAGGTTGCTTCTTGGGTAAAAAACCTTGGGATTTATCCTGGTTCACAAAAACGTAGTATGAAAAATACAGCAAGCAAAAGAAGGTCCGACCATTGGGAAGGTTCTACGGATTCATATGGTGTTGATATTGGTTGTTCATTAAAACAAGGTGACGAAGGTTTTAAAATAATAAAAGATAAATTGGTAAAATTAGGGTGGATTACCCAAGAAGATGCTGATAGTAAAAAATGGAAACCTGCTAGAGGTACATATTCTTCATTTACAAGGGATGGTTATAGATATCAAGTAATTTGGAAATCCGATTCAAATCACGATGACCATATTCATGTCGGCGTAAGAAATACTAATGAATCACCATCTGAATTTAAAAAAAGTGAATCCGATTCTTTGGAACCAACAAAAAAAGATGAAACACCAAAAATAAAAAAAATATTTTATACTGCATTTTCTTCTGGCGAACAATCAATAATTAAATCTGTTTTAAAAAAATTAGACACATTAGGTGTTAGCGATAATTTTTCTAAGATTGTTTTGGTATCACTTGTTATTAATAAAAAGGACTCAATTTCTACAAGTGAAACGACTTCAAATACCGAAGCACAAAGTTTTATTGATGGGTTAAAAGATAAAACATTTAACAATCTAGAAGAATGTTTAGATTATTTTGAAAAAGAATTAGGTAAAACTGATTTTAATAAAAGTGAAATTAAAACAATTGCCGAAAAGTTTGAAGTTAAGGTCTCCGATGATAGTGGTGGTGAAATCAAACTTGATTTGGAAAAAATCAAAGCTTTTATGGAAAAATTTAGAGAATACTACTCAAAAAAAGATATTGGTGAAGAAGAAAAAGTTATAAGAAAAAAAGAAGATGAAAATATCAAACTAAATGAAGAGTTAAGTAGAATGAAAGATTTGATTAAAAAAATTCTTTAACTTTCTTGACACAATCAAATATTTAATATATGTTTGTAATGTATTTAAAAACAAACAAAATGACAGAGCAAGAAACACAAGTAATTGAAGTTGAAATCTACGGATACATCAACAATGAGGGACAAAGAGTTTTTACACCAAATTTAGAGTTTGCCCATATAATGGCAACAAAATATGGTACAAACCAGGTCTTTATAGAAAAAAAATAAAAAAAGTTCACAAAGTACTTGACAAATTAAAATAAAAGTCTTAACTTTGTAAAACAAATTCGGAAATGACCGAAAACGTTCTTTGAAAACAAGATTATCCGTTCAGGAGTAAGTAATGAAACTGATAAAGATATTGGGCCGTGTATAGTCCATAAAATAAACTGGGAAACCAGGATAAAGTGAGTAAGTTGTGTTAACTTATTTGCGGTTTAGGCAACTGAACTTGAGTACACAAGCGGGATACCGTTTAATCTTTAGTACCGAGGGCAACGCTGTAGGGAAAGTGGTTAGGTGAATTGGCAATGTGGGTTGTCAGTTTGAGATGGGAACATCAATAGGAATAACCCGTAGGGATATTGCAAAAAATAAGGTTATCCGATTTTATTATTGCGTGTTCCATTATGATAGGATACTTAAAACCGAAAGGTATGTTAGTGTACAAGTGGTGTTGTTACTAACCTTGACCGTCCCCTACCAAGGGTTCGATCTCGAAGTAGTCTTGAAATATGGAAATGGGGACATTTCACAGAGTAGTTGAGTATCGATTCGTTCAAAAGATGAATTGGCTCGGTTGGCAGACCACTACTTTGATAATCCACAACACAACTACTTTATGGAAAGTAATAAAACTAAATTATTAACTACAAAAAGGAAAAGTGTCTGTCAGGTTTGGATGAAAGGTGACTACATAGTAATGAGCCGTTCATTGCACACAAGGATCCCAAGTCTGAGTGTAATTATCCGAAAAACCTTTAGTCCCGCAAGGACGAACTGGGGAGGCATCCTCGGAAAGAGTCAAGTAAGATGAGAGTAATTCAAACCTCAAGGAGTGGTAAACCTAAAAGACCGTCACTGAGAAATACTTTCCAAAAGAAAGTGGATAAGAGTAGAATAAATAATGACTCTAAAGGTTCTCAATAACAGGTGTAATCTCAGCCTTATTTTTAAAATCTAAGATCTTATTAAAAAAAATTAGGGGTAACAATTAGTTGCCCTTTTCTTTTTACAAAAAATGTACTATATATATAGTATAATAAACTTTAATTAAACCTTATTCGAAATGAAAAAATTATTTTTAATTTCTTTAACAATTTTCACGACAATCTCTCTTATGACATCTTGTGGTGAAAAAGGAACAGGAAACGCAACTGAAGATGCAACTGCTGTAGAATCTACAACTAATGCAACTGAGGTAGTAAAAGACACTACTTCTGTTAAGTAATTAGGATATTTCCTAAAAAAGAAAACCCACTTCAAAAGAGTGGGTTTTTTAATTGGTGGAGGTGGAGGGACTCGAACCCTCGTCCATAATATCCTGTCAGATAAGGACTACACGTTTAGGTTGGTATTTTCTAATACCCCAAAATATTTGATTTGTTCTTCACCATCGTAAATCAACAACCAATGGTCCCGAATCGGATTTAGAGAGCCATCCGGTGTGCTCTATCAAGCTACGACTTCTGTTGCTAGGTTATATGTCTGCCGACCCCCCGTTTCCGTAAACTTCTTAAGCTACAGTAACTTCAGAACCTCTTACTAATCCAAGAGTTTCCATTTTGTTTAGCACATTGCCAGTTGTTTTCTAAGTCAGTTTTTAAAGAGATTAACTCAGTCCCTACGTGCCCTTATTCCTCAGCCGATACCTGTCAAATCCAAAAACACCCCCATATTATCAAAGAACTATATATAAATACAAATATAATTATATTTATCTAATATGGCAAGTGAAACCTATGAATTTTTAAAAAAAATAGCTAAAGGAGAAGAAGTTAATAGATGGTCTTATCCTGATGATCTAATAAATCACATTTACTATACAAAAGGTAAATCACCAAAAGTTGAAATTACATTTGATGATGACGATGATTTTTTAGTAGTTTTAGGTGTTACAGATGAAGATGATCTATATGTCTGGAGAAGATTTATGGGTAGGTATAGTTATGATTATGATTTTGATATGTGGAGATATGAAGAAGACTGGAAAGAAGGTTATATAGTTGATGCTTTTAGAGGTGAAAATATTGAAATAACAAATAAAATACTAAAATTAATAGACCCAAATTTACAACTTGGAAATAATAATGATGTTAGTAACTCTGATATTGCAAGAACTTTAAATATTGAATTTGGTGATGAGGTCAGCGATATCACATACGAATATGGAAGATACCACGAAGAATGTATCTCAAGGGCTGTACAAAAACAATTAATGGACGAAACAAATGACCCATTTAGAAATTTTGGTGTCATACAAAAACAACACGCTTATAAATTTGTAACATCTGTAAATATTTTATTAAATTTATATAAAATGTTAAACGCTGAAGACGAGGATTTAAAAGGAATGTTAAAATTACTATATGAAAATTATGGTGGTATAACTGTTGGTGGTTGGTATGATTTAGAATATAATGTTTGGTGTGATGATTATGATGATGAAGGATTCCAAAAAGAACTTACTCGAAATCTTGAAAAGATGTTAGAAAAAACTGAAGAAGAATTTGATGGTGTTGATAGAGAAGAATATGATAAAATTTACGATACAGTTATGGGTCTTGGTGGTTTTAATAAATTAATAAAATTACCGGAAAAAGGTATCGAAGTTTTCTTTTATAAATTTGACACAAAGACAAATAAGTTATATTTTGATTTATATAAAGGTAATAAAAGAGAAATAAGGTCTGTTGATAACCTTGAAGATTTGAATTTACAGTTATATCATCCAGAACTTTTTGAAAATATAAGAAAAGTATTAAAAATACTTTTGTAAATCAAAATAATATTTCTATATTTGTGGTATGGAAAGAAATTTTGAATTATTAAAACAAGTGTTGTCTATACCAACAAAAACTTATCAAGAAGATTTGATGATTGATTTTATCACAGAATGGTTGGATGAAAATAAAATCCCGTATTATGTTGATAACTTCTACAACATATATGCAACAAAACAAACCGACGAAAATATTGAGTACTTCCCTTGTGTTGTAGCACACACAGATACGGTCCATACAATCGATTCAATTAATGTTGTTGAAGAACAACTACCAAATGCTCAAAAAGAGGTTAAATTGTCCCTTAAAGCTTATAACGATAAAGGAGAACCGACTGGTATTGGTGGTGATGATAAGTGTGGTGTATATGCTTGTCTTGAATTATTAAAAGAATTACCAAATCTTAAAGCAGCATTTTTTGTCGCTGAAGAAACTGGGTGTAAAGGATCATCAAATGCGGACCCAAAATTCTTTACAAATATTGGTTATGCGATTCAATTTGATGCACCAGAAAACAATATGATTTCCGAGTTCTTAATGAATAAACCAATGTTTAAAAGAGATACTGATTTCTTTAACACCGGAAGTCGTTTAATTACCGAGCACTTTCCAGGCGATACTAAATACCACAGACACCCCTATACGGACATATTTCCGTTAAACCAAAATTTTGGTCTATCCTGTTTTAATATTTCAATTGGTTATTACAACTATCACACAAGAAATGAATATGTTGTTGTGGAAGATACCTATAACGGTATTAAGGTTGGTAAACTAATGATAGAAGAACTTGGTTATACTAAACATTAAAAAAAAGGAGGGTTTTTAATCCTCCTTTTTCTTTCTACCCTTTTTCTTTGGTTCTGGTTTTGTCCTATCTTCAATTTCAATAGTTTGGTCCTCACCAGTACCTTTCACAAATAACATATAATCTTTTTCTTCTGTAACTTCACTTGTTAATATTTTTTCAGAAATAAGATCCTCTATTTTATCCTGGATTGCACGTTTAATTGGTCTAGCACCATATTGTTCATCAAAACCAACTTTAGCTATTAAATCAATAACAGATGATTCATAAGAAACTTTATACTTCATTGCTATTAACCTATCAATAAGCTTATCAATTTCTAGTTTTACAATTTTATCAATGTGTTCTTTTACTAAAGAATTAAAAATAACAACATCGTCAATTCTATTTAAAAATTCTGGAGCAAAAAACTTACGTAACTCTTTTTTCAAAACATCTCTTTTGTATTCTTCCTGGACGGCGTCACTATTATTATTTGTTTTAAATCCAACACCACTTCCAAAATCTTGAACTTTTCTAACTCCGATGTTTGAAGTCATAATAATCAAACAGTTTTTGAAGTTAATTTTTCTACCAAGACCATCCGTCATATGCCCATCATCTAACATTTGAAGTAATGTTGCAAAAATGTCCTTATTTGCCTTTTCAATTTCATCAAATAATATAACAGAATATGGTTTGTTTTTAACTTGTTCAGTTAATTGTCCCCCTTCTTCGTGACCAACATATCCTGGAGGAGAACCAATAAGTCTTGAGATGGTGTGTTTTTCTTGGTATTCAGACATATCAACACGAATTAAACTATCTTCACTACCAAAAATTTCTTTTGCCAGTTTTTTAGCTAAAAATGTTTTACCAACACCAGTTGAGCCTAGAAATATAAATGAACCAATTGGTCTATTTGGGTCTTTAATGCCAACCCTATTTCTTCTGATTGCTTTTGATATTTTTTTAACAGCTTCATCCTGACCAATTACGTAACTATTTAAAGAATCTTCCAAATTAACAAGTGAATTTTTTTCATCAATATTAATTTTACTTACTGGTATTTTAGTCATATTTGATACAACCTCATAAATTAAATCTTCTGGAATACCACGTTTACTAGTTCTTAGACCTTCTTCAAATTTCTTTTTTTCTTCGTCAAGTTTCATTAAGATATTTTTTTCGCGGTCACGAAGTTCTGCCGCCATTTCATATTTTTGTTTTTTAATAACATCTGCTTTTTCTTGTTTAATATCTGAAGCTTCTTGTTTTAATTTCTCAATATGTTCTGGAAGTTTAATATCTATTTGCATACGTGAACCAACCTCATCTAAAATATCAAATGCTTTATCTGGAAATTCACGATCTGTAATATACCTATCTGCTAACTCAACACATAACCAAAGTGATTCATCAGTATAATTAACTTTGTGGTGCTCTTCGTATTTTTCCTTACTTTGTTTTAGGATTTCAAAAGTTTCTTCTTTTGTTGATGGGTCAACAATAATTTTTTGAAATCTTCTTTCTAAAGCACCATCTTTTTCAAAGTGTTTTCTATATTCATCAAGTGTTGTTGCACCAATACATTGAATCTCGCCTCTTGATAGTGCTGGTTTAAAGATGTTTGAAGCATCCAAAGAACCAGAACTATTACCAGCCCCAACCATTGTGTGAATTTCATCAATAAAGATTATAATGTTTGGACTTGTTTGTAACTCTTCAATTATAACCTTCATTCTTTCTTCAAATTGTCCACGATATTTTGTACCAGCAACAATAGAATTAATATCTAAAGACACAATACGTTTATCCGCCAAGTTTTTTGGACATTCACCAGCGTGAATCATCATAGCTAAACCTTCTACAATTGCTGTCTTACCAGCACCAGGTTCACCAATAATAATTGGATTATTTTTCTTTCTTCTAGATAATACTTGAGCAATACGTAGGATTTCTTTTTGTCTTCCAATTACTGGATCTAGTTTTCCTTGTTCTGCTAGTTTAATCAAATCCTTACTGAAATTATCTAAAACTGGGGTACCACCGTCTTTCTTTTTACCCTTATCACCGTCATCTACAAATTCTATAGCCATATTTAATTTTTTATTTAATTTTAGACATAAATAGGTTCGTAGTCAATATTTGACTTTATGTCAGATATACTGACATTTTGTCAGTTTTTTTTGTTTTGGTATAAAATTCGTCAAAAATAAACCAAAATAAACTTATAAAAAAATAAAATTATGTTTGGTAGAAACTTTGATAAACTTTTTAACGAATTGTTTAATTCAGAAAATCCATTCTTTGGTGGTTTAAATAACCTTGAAAAAAGAACTTACAAATCGGAAGATGGTTCGATTACATTTACTTACATTACAAATGTAAAAGGAGACTTAAATAAATTAGATGAATTAGATTTATTAAAACAAAAACTTGAAATAGCTGTTGATGAACAGAATTTTGAAGAAGCTGTGGAGTTGAGGGATAAGATTAAAAATCTAGAACAAAACAAAGAAAAAATAAGTGAGCTTAATAAAGAACTGGAAGAATGTATTAAAACCCAGAACTTTGAAAAGGCAATAGAAGTAAGAGACAAAATCAACTCCCTAAAATAACAAGGTCCACCCCAAAAGGGTGGATTTTTGTTTTATATAAAATATATTTAAAATAAAAAAGTTATGGCAATCACTAAAGAAGAAATTAAAGGAACAAAAATAATAAATGAAGTTGAGTCTTCAAATATCGTTAGAACTGAATATGATACCGAAACAAAAAAAATGATTACAGAATTTAAAAACGGTATGAAATACGAATATGAAGATGTCCCACACCAAACTTACACTTCATTTAGGTCAGCAAAATCACAAGGTTCGTTTTTTAATACAAACATTTCAAAAACTTTTAAGTATAAGAAATTGAGTTAATTCATTTTCATAATATTTATACTTAATGAACACCGAATTATTAAAAAGTTTTGAACCCCAAGATGAATTAAACCCAAAAGTTTGGGAAGGTAATAAAAAAGAACCAAAATTAAAACCCGAAATAAGGGAAAGGTTACTTGAAATTGCCTACGAATTTATTGAATTTTTGGATGTTGAAATTGTTGTTACCGATATAATCCTTACCGGGTCACTTTCTAATTATAATTGGTCAAAGTATTCTGATTTTGATTTACACATTGTTGCAAATTTTCAACAATATCAAGAAAATCAAATTGAACTATATGAAAAGCTTTTCAACTTGAAAAAAATGTTATTCAATCAAAAACACGACATTACAATAAAAGGTTATGAAGTTGAATTATATGTCCAAAATGAAACCGAATCACATTTTTCAAGTGGCGTTTATTCAATATTATTTGATGAATGGGCAAATGTTCCAGAAAAAGAAGATGTAACCGTTGATAAAGAATTAATCAAAGGAAAAGCTAAACAGTGGATGAATATAATAGATGATTTGCTAGACGCAATAAAAGACGACGACACAAGTACGGCAAAAAAAATGGTTCAGAAATATAAAGATAAACTAAAAAAATATAGAACGTGTGGTCTTGAAAATGGGGGTGAGTACTCAACAGAAAATCTTGTTTTTAAAATTCTAAGAAGAAATGGATATATAGAAAAATTACACGATTCAACAACAAAGATTCTAGATAAAAAGTTATCTATGAATCAATAATTTATTAAAAAATAAAATAATCTTAATAATCGATATATTTATTAAGAAAAATAATTAATTCAAAAAAAGATACTATGGGAGGATTAAGACCTATCGGAAGTGAAAAGTTGGAAGGGATGGATAAAATTCGTAGAATTATGGAAATTGCCAGATACAACGAATCTATTCCACAACCAGTAAATGAAGATAAAAAAACAGAATATACAGCTGAATTAGCTGACGGTAAAACATATACAATCGTAAGAGAAAGATTGGGATATATAATCAAAGAAAGTTATGATGATATTAATTCTGACTATATTGAACCTATCCAAAATAGAAAATATTTTCCTTCTTACTCACAGGCATTGAAAAAGTTAAACCTTATGGCTAAAGACTTTAATCAAATGTACGGAAACGAAGAAGGTATGTCTTTATTTACCGAGCAAAAAAAAAAGTTCAAACTAAAACTTCCTGGTAAAAAAAAAGCTGAACCAACTGGAGACGAAGGAGCTTTGCCTCCACCAGAACCAGTAGCAGCTCCGGCACCAATGCCGGCAACGCCACCTATGGATGATATGGGGGGTGCGGGTATGCCACCACCAGACGCAGGTGCTGTAGGGGGTGAAGAAGGATTACCACCACCACCTATGGATGATATAGGTGGTGAAGGATTACCTCCACCACCAGATATGAGTGCAACTGGAGGAGAAGAAGGATTACCTCCACCACCTATGGATGATATGGGTGATGATGAATTACCTCCACCACCTATGGACGATATGGGCGATGATGAAGAATCGGAAGATGAAGGAAAATCAAAAAAAGAAGGTGGAACAACATTTAAAGTAATTCAAAAACTTACAGGTAAATTAGCACAAAGAATTAGAAAATATAATAGTGAAGATGATATGGATCCTAATGATGTTAAGTACATCATAAATTCTATTTTGTCCGCACTTGACGTTGATTTGTTAGATGATGACGATTTAGAAGAAATTATTTCAAGATTAGAAGGTGATTTTGATGAAGAAGGTGACGAAGAAGAAGATGAAGATATCGAAGATGAAGAAATGGGTGATGAAGAATTACCAGAACCAACATCTGATGAAGAAGAAGGTGCATTACCTCCACCACCACCAGCAGGCGGTGAAATGACAGAATATGATTTAGGTGAAATGGCAACACTTGGTGATGCAATTAATCGTCGTGTTGAAGCAGGAGTGGCAGAAAATCTAAAAAATATGACTAGTAAATGGGGTGAAAATAATGAAGAATACACTAGACGTGGTGCTAGAGAACCGAGACACACATATAACCATTTTTCACACGGTACTTTTGGTGAATCAAAAGTTGATAAAATTATTTCACAATATTTTACAACACAGAAAAAAGAAATTATTTCTGAAGAAAAGAAAAAAATACAAAAAATAGAAAAATACGAAAAATTAAAAGAAACAAATTATATGAATGTTAAAAATCTTTCTGAAAGTATCAGACAAGAAAGAATGGCATTAAAATATATGGAAAAAAACCCAGTTTCTGTTCTTGTTGGAAAAACCAATAAAGGAAATTTAGTATTTAAGGAAGGAATTATTAACACAAAAATTACAATCAACGGATTAGTAATATGAGTTACCTATTATACATAAATGGTTTGGGTCCTAACTATAAGGGTGAAAACATTTATGAATTTATTTTTGGTGATTCTTTGGAAGATGTTTGGGGTGAAAATTGGGAAGCAAGACCGGCAAACGGTTATCCAAGTCCACCAGATGTTGACCACGTAAAAAAGGTTGGGACATTAACACATAATGAAATTACATTGGAACTTGTACAAAATTCAGATGTATTTTCTGTTCAAGATTCAATTGATGGTGTTATTGCCCTAGGTTGGGAAAAAGAAGATGAAATTGATTTTTCATTGGTTAAAAGATTGGTTTTCAAATATGGGGACCAAGAACAAGATGTAAAAGATAAATTATACGAGAGAGATCTTGTGTTACAATTTGAAAAAAAGGTTGTTTATGAAAACTAACAGAAGCGTCAGTATATTATTAGAAAATGGATTCCATTTTAGTACAATTTCTAAAATGAAACCAAACGAAGTTAAATTATTAGCTGAAAAATTTTTTAAACCTATGGGTGATGTCGAGCAGGCAAAAAAAGACTCTATAAAAGCTATGAAAGCTTTTATTAAAAATAATAAAATAGATTTAGGTTTAGGTGACGACCCAGATGATTTTTCTGACGAACAAGTATTAGATAAAATTAAAGGACTTGCTTATTGGGCAAAATCACGAAATGGTTCTAAACTTAATAAAATGGCTGGAGAATTATACAGAATTGCAAAACCTTTATTTAAAAGGGAAAAAAAAGAAACTAGTGAAGCAACAACACAAAAAGTTACCCAATCAATAACAACATTTGACCCAACTGAAGTACAAAAAGGTGTTAGTATCCCTAACGACCCAACTGGTGATGTTCAAATTAGAATGGTGGGAAATAAAATTCAAGCTGTTACAGGTGATAAAGCTCCGGTTGTTGAGGGGGAAATTAAAGAAAAATTTGAATCAAAAGCGCAGCAAGGATTCTTTTGGGCTAAATGTAATACAAGTAAAGGTGTTAAAAAGAAAAAATGGTGTGAAATGGCTAGAGAATTTTCAGATAGTACGTCAAAAAAACAATACAAAGATATGCCAGAAAAAAAACATCCAGAAAAAACTGTTAAAAGGAAAACAAGAAAAAATACAGACGAAAATTATGAAAAGTATTTAGAAGAACAAATATTCAATATGATTGAAAAACATATTGAACCTAGTATGACAAAAGGTGAGTTACTAAGAACAATCCAAGAAAAAGTTGATAAGTCAGAAAAATTTATGTTGAGCAATCCGAAAAAAAATACTATGTTTCAAAAAGAAACAAAAGAAAGTATGATGAAAAAACCAATAGGAAAAATGTTTAGTATGGAAAAAGAATTGGGTGAAAATACAAAAGAAAAAGAAAGAACTAAAGAAAAAGATAGAACTAAAGAAAAGGATAGAAAAAAAGATAATCCATTTAGAGATCCTAATCCTGGTGTTGAAGAACACCCAAAAGCAAATACAAAAGAAAAAGAAAGAACTAAAGAAAAAGATAGAACTAAAGAAAAGGATAGAAAAAAAGATAATCCATTTAGAGATCCTAATCCTGGTGTTGAAGAACACCCAAAAGCTGAAGACCAAAAAAATGACTTTATGTCGGCAATAACATCAATTCTAAGAAATTAAAAAATGGGAAATAAAGATATAGAAAGACTTGTAAGAAAAATAGTAAAGGAAGCACCAATTGATTATGGTGATTACCCTGAAAGAATGCACCCAAGAACTCAACAAAGAATTGAGGACCCAGAAGGTATCTACGCAAAAAATAGAGCTTTTAGAGGTGGTGTTTCAGATGTTGAAAAAATTGCTGGTAAAAGATTTAAAGAAATTGTTGACTATGTAAAAAGGTATTTTGGTACTGAACAAAATATTACAAGTCCACAAGTTAAAATGGCAATACAAATGGCACAAATGCAAGCTGTTAGACAGGCTATGCAATTGGAACCTAGATATAAAGAACAATTAAGAGATTTAGCTGTTGAGATTGCGGCAAAAGAAGAAGGTTGGTTACCTTATTCTAAAAACATGGAACAAGCAATCGAAGAAGGTTTGGTTGTTAAAACAAGAAAAAATGGTGGTGTTATATATGAATTTGATTTTGTTAATATGTTAACATTTTTGGGTGAACAAGCAATTGACCCAGGAATTTTTAAAATGAAACCACAAAAAGAACAAAAACTTCCGTTACCCCCAAATTTTTCTTTTGATATTGATGAACTTACACCAGAAGAACAGAAACAATTAGAAATTGAAAAGAGAAATGTAATCAACGCAATTATAATGGGTAAAGGAAAACGTGGTCAGTTTGCATATCAAATGTATAAAGATAGATTAGATGCTATTGATCCAGGTTTATATCCACTTTATAATAAAATTATGGGTGCAAACGATTTAATGTATTTTACCGATGAAGATTTAATTGAAGCCCTTGGTGGAAACGCCGCTGGTGCCGCAGGTAAAAAACAAGAAAGTAACGATGATGAAGATGAGGATGACGACCAAGGGGGTGAAGAAGAAGATGGAAATGACACATATTACGCAAACGGATTAATATTTCCAATCTTACTTCACGAATTATTCAAATCATTTTCAATGATACAATCAAGAGCACAATGGAAAGATATGGACCCAGAAATGGCAACACAAGTAATTGGTCAAACAGATACAATGGTTAATGAACCAATGAATTTCCGTGTTGGTGGCGAACTTGTAAGAAAATTAAGAACATTACTTCCAGATGAATTAACGTTAGATAATGAAGGTAAAAAATACATTCCTTTCTTTGAGCAACTACTTTATAGTATTCCAGCAGAAGAATTTTTAAAAAATGTAATCGCAAATGTTATTTCAGATAATTCATCAGATAATGAAAAAGCAAAGAAAAAGTTTAATGAGTTATTACAACAAGCAAAAGCTAACTACAAAAAATATAAAGAAGGTGATGATGACGATGATGATGACTACGATGATGACGAAGAAGATGATGATATCTTAACAAGACTAGGTTTATAATTAAATAATATATTGTCCTACAAAACCCCCTTTTATGAAAATAACTGGGGGTTTTGATATTTATATTAAAATATCTTTATGAGTTTATCAAAAGAACAAATAATGCTTGAGTATGTAAGATGTATGAAAGATACACCATACGCATTAAGAACCTACTTACAGACATATGATAATACCGTTTCGCAATACGTACCTCTGGAGTTATTCCCAGATCAGGTATCACTTCTTAATGATTACGAAGATTACGAAGAAAATATCGCATTAAAATATCGTCAAGCTGGTGTATCAACAGTAACAGCTGCTTGGGTATCAAAAAAACTTGTATTTGCAAAAAAAGAACGTCCAGAAAAAATATTGATTATCGCTAACAAACTTGATACGTCAATGGAGATGGCAAATAAAATTAGGGCTTTTGTAGACCAATGGCCTAAATGGGTTGGTGCATCGTTTTCACCAGATAAAAACTCACAAAGACATTATAAATTAACAAATGGTTGTGAAGTAAAAGCTGTTGCAACATCACGAGATGCCTTGAGGGGTTATACACCTACGGTACTTGTATTTGATGAGGCCGCGTTTATCGAAGCTGATGGTGATTTCTGGGCTGCTTGTATGGCATCCCTATCTACGGGTGGTAAAGTAATTGTTGTTTCCACACCAAATGGATATGACCCAATTTATTATGATGTTTATAGTCAAGCTGTTAAAGGAATTAACAACTTTAAAATTTCTGAAATGTTTTGGTGGAAAGATCCAAGATATTCAAAAGACCTTTATTTGGTACCAACTGAGGATATGGTTGATTATCTACTAAATAAAGACGAAAAAGACCACTCTAAAAATATATCATTTGCCGATACAGACCCATATGAAAGAGACTATGAAAAAATAAAAGAATACTTTACCAAAGGATATAAGCCTTGTTCACCTTGGTATGAAAAAATGGTTAAAAAATTAAAATACGATAAACGTAAAATTAACCAAGAGCTTAACTGTGAATTTCTAGGATCAGGTGATAACGTATTTGATTCTAAAGAATTGGAATGGATAAAAACAAATACAATACAAGATGCTTCAACTAAATTAATGGGAAATTCTTTGTGGATGTGGAAAGAACCAGAACAAGGACATAAATACATTATGGGCGTTGACGTATCCCGTGGGGATAGTGAAGACTTTTCATCTATTCAAATAATTGATTTTGATGAAAGAGAACAAGTTTTAGAATATGTTGGGAAAATACCGCCAGATGCTTTAGCTGAAATTGCATATAAATGGGGATTAATGTATAACGCATTTTGTGTTGTCGATATAACAGGTGGTATGGGAATTACAACTGTAAGAAAAATGCAAGAACTTGGGTATAAAAATTTATATATTGATGGTGTTGATTCTACAAACATTTGGTCTTATAACCCAAAAAATCAAGATAAAATCCCTGGAATAAATTTTAACAACAAACGTGTTCAAATTATTGCCGCCTTTGAGGAATATGTTAGACATAAATTTAAAATTAAAAGTGTTCGTTTATATAACGAGATGAATACTTTTGTTTATGTAAACGGAAGACCAGATCACCAAAGAGGCCAACACGATGACCTTATAATGGGGATTTCAATTGCGATATATGTTGGTGAGTCTTCATTTTCAAAACTTGAAAAGGTTGTTGAAAAAACAAAAGTAATGATAGACTCTTGGACGGTTGCAAACAATGATTCTGTTGGTAAACAAATTCATTTTGACCCAATGATACCAAATGGTAATATGCTTAATGAACGTATGAAAATGAATTCAGGTCCATCAAAAGATGATTATATGAAATACGGTTGGTTATTTGGTGGTAAAAGATAATTATTATTATGGGTTTAGATAGAAGAAAAACTTCGGGCAGAATATTTGGTGGGGCTAATTTAGTAGTACCTGACCAACCAATATACTCGGTAAAAAATTTTCCACCAACTTTTCAATATAAAAGAGGAACCCCAAAAGATACTTTTAGGGAAGTCCCACAACCAACACCAACACATACGCCAAGTCAAACACCAACACCAAGTCAAACCCCAACACCGAGCCCTACACCACCGACGCCAAGTCCAACACCAATAGTTGAGACTTTTTATATTCTAACTGAAATACAAGAACCAATACTAACAGAAAGTGGCGAAAACATTATATACTAATGAATATTTATATTTGATAATTATAAATTAAATTTCTATTATGGAACAAAATACAAATCAACTTACAGTTTGGCAAAGACTTAATAAAGCATTTGGTCCTAATTCATTATTAGGGCAAGATGTACCAACACATAAGTTTAGTAAACAAGACCTGTTAAAAACAAGAGATAAAAATGAATTTGAGAAGGAAAAACTCCAAGCTCAACAAACACTATATTTATCAAATCAATGGCAAAAAATAGAAAGTAACCTATATACTCAGGCAATTTATTATGAACCAACAAGACTAGCGGCATTTTATGATTACGAATCTATGGAGTTTACACCAGAGATTTCAACAGCACTTGATATATACGCCGAAGAATCTACAACCCCAAATGAAGACGGACATATTTTACAAATATATTCTGAATCAAAAAGAATAAAAGGGATTCTTGCTGATTTATTTAATAACACATTAGATATTAACACAAACTTACAAATGTGGATTAGAAACACTTGTAAGTATGGTGATAATTTTGTTTATCTAAAATTAGACCCAGAAAAAGGAATTATTGGTGGTGTACAATTACCAAACATTGAGATTGAAAGATTAGAAAGGGGGATGACACCAAAGACGGCAAATTCTGAAAATAACCCAGCTGAAAAAGGTTTAAGGTTCAACTGGAAAGAAAAGAATATGGCTTTTAACACTTTTGAAATCGCGCACTTTAGATTACTTGGTGATGATAGAAAACTTCCTTATGGTACATCTATGCTTGAAAAAGCAAGACGGATTTGGAAGCAACTTGTATTAGCCGAAGATGCGATGTTAATTTATCGTACATCTAGAGCACCAGAAAGAAGGGTTTTTAAAGTATTTGTTGGAAATATGGATGATAAAGATGTTGAACCATATGTACAACGTGTTGCAAACAAATTTAAAAGAGATCAGGTTGTTGATTCTAAAACAGGTAATGTTGATTTAAGGTTTAATCAAATGGCCGTTGACCAAGATTATTTTATTCCAGTAAGAGACGCGACACAAACAATGCCAATTGAAACATTACCAGGTGGAACAAATCTATCTGAAATTGCGGATATTGAATACATCCAAAAGAAACTTGTTACAGCTCTAAGAATACCAAAAGCTTATTTAGGTTTTGAAGAAGTTGTTGGTGATGGTAAAAACTTATCATTACTTGATATTCGTTTTGCAAGAACAATTAATAGAATACAAAAAAATATTTTATCAGAATTAAATAAAGTTGCAATAATCCATTTATTTCTATTAGGTTTTGAAGATGAATTACAAAACTTTACATTAGGGTTAAATAATCCATCAAAACAAGCAGACCTTTTAATGGTTGATGTGTGGAAAGAAAAAGTAACACTATACAAAGATATGGTTACAGAAATCCCAAATACATTGGCACCAACATCTGCTACTTGGGCTAAAAAACACATTTTTGGTTTTTCAGATGAAGATATTAAATTGGATACTCAAAGACAAAGAATGGAAAGGGCTGTTGCAGCAGAACTTGCAAATACGGCAACAATTATTACTCATACTGGTTTATTTGATAATATTGATAAATTATATAAAACTGTAAGTGGAACAACTGAAGGTGGAGAAGCTGCCGGAGGAGCACCACCAGCAGGAGGAGCACCGCCACTAGGAGGAGGACCGCCACCGCCACCAGGAGGAGATGATTTAGGTGGATTACCAGAAAGTAGGGCTAAGTTAGAAAACCTATTATTAGAATCAAATGATGATGATTTTATAATAAAAAATAGTTCTCTTGGTGATATCGAAAATGAATTATTAAAAATACTTAAAGATTGATATATTTATAATTAAAAATTATTATGAAATTTGGTTTAATAAAAAGTAAAATTGAAAATTTACTTACAGAGTCATACAAGAAAAATTCTTTTAAAGATACATTATTTGTTTTTAAAGAATTAGTATTGGAAAATAAAAACATTAGTAAACTTTATTATTTGTATGATGAACTATCAAGTAACAAGGGGTTAAACGAATCTATTGCTTCGGAACTAATAAACCAATCAGTAGTTGTATATGAAAATACAATTAATAAAATTTCTAAAAAAAATTTAGAAGAATTAAATTCATGGGTTGGACATATTAAATCTAAAAATAATTATGAAAATTTAGATAATTTGTTTTCAACAAGTGTTTTAACTTTAGAAAATAAAATTAAAAGTAAAAAAATTATTCTTGAAAATTTAAAAACTAGTCCAGAACAAAATGAAACCGTAAAAAATTTACCGGTAGAAAAATTGGTAAATGTTGCAAATAAGACATTAAGTAAATTTATTAATTCATTAAATGAAGAAAGTAAAAAAACTTTAACAAAGATTTTATCTGAGGATGAAAATAAATTAAAGTTAAAATATGAACTTCTAAAAGAAGATGTTGTTGATAAATTAGAAGATATCAAAAAAAATGAAGTGGATTCTGAAATTCTTAAAACAATAGATGAAACATTAAATAGACTACAAAATGAAAATTTTGATAGAATTTCATTTTTTAAACTACAAGAACTAAATAGAAGTATTTAATCTATATTTTTTAGTTTTTGTATGTAAATAGCCTTTTGTAAAGTCTGTCTTTTTTCGACAGACTTTTTTGTATATTCTTTTCTATTATTAAGATGGGAATTTTGTCTGGTTCTGATTACCTTACTTTTTAATTCTTTTAGGGCTCTTTCGATGTCGTTTTTTTTTACTTGTACTATTAACATAAATGATTTTATTATATTTGATATATATTACAAAATTATGTAAATTTTACTAAAATAAACATTGAGACTATGAAAAATTTTTATGAAAAAGGGAAAAACCTCAAAAATTAACGGATTTCGAACATCCAAAGTAAGTTATGGAACAGTAGATTCCAAAGAATTCAAATCACTTTATTTGAATATCCAAACCTGGGTAGAACCCAAAAAAGAAGCAGAAAACTGGACAAGAGTTGTTCTGAATATGAATAGAAGTGTTAAACACTCTGTTTTTAACAACATAAACAAAGAACTTTTTGACGATAAATTTATTGTAGATTTAGATTTAAGAACAAGTGGATTACAAATGAAAAAAAAATCTTTTATGAATTTAGAAATAAATTTATATTTAACACAAGAAATTGACTTCAAATCAGTGAAATTAAAAAAATATCTAAAAAATATCACCAAAGAAATTTATTCAGACGTATTTAACAAGAATGATTATTTTAAGTTTTATCTAACAAAAAATGGAAATACCAAACCTTTAAAAGTAAAAACCGAAAAAGTTTAATATTTATAATAAAATTTAAATATGAAAATTTTAGGACCAAACGAAACTGGTAAAGGAATCCTTATCGAATATGACGCTGGATATATAAATCCAAAATCACAAAATAACCATTACATTATGGAATCTCAAAACTTTTTGGATTATTCAAAACCATTTGAGTTCTATGCCGTATTACAAAAATACGATACCCCAAATAGAAATGGTAGGGTTTACCCAGAAAAGATATTAAAAAGAGAAGCAGAAAACTATAAAAAGATGATTGAAAAGGGAACATCCCTTTCAGAACTTAACCACCCGGAATCTTCTTTAATTGATCTTGATAGGGTATCACATATGATTACCGAAGTATGGTGGGACGGACCAGTATTATTGGGTAAATTAAAATTACTTACAAGTCCGGGTTTTCACGAAAGAGGTGTTTGTTCAACAAAAGGAGATTTGGCCGCAAATTATCTTAGACAAGGTGTAACGCTTGGTATTTCTTCTAGAGGTGTTGGGTCACTTAAAAAAGTTGGAGAACAAAATGAAGTACAAGATGATTTTGAATTAATTTGTTTTGACTTAGTATCTTCACCCTCAACACCTGGTGCTTATTTATTTTTAGATAAAAATGATAGACATAAGTTTGATGAAAATTTAGAAGAAGAAAAAAGAATGACCGTAGAAAGAAATGTTGGTGAATCTGGTAACAAATCTCTTGACTTAATGAAAAGATTATCCGATTATTTGGGTAAATAAAAAAAATTATGGAACAAGGAGAAAAATATTTTGTAGCAAAGATTACATCAGATTTGTTAGATTCAGAATCTGGAAGAGTAAAAAAAGTAAAAGAAGAAAAATTAGTTTTAGGGTACACACCAACGGATGTTGAGGCAAAAGTGACCAAAATCTATGAAAACTACACAATGGACTGGAGGATTACATCAATTACCGAAAGTAAAATTGATGAGGTTATAGAATAAAAACTTAAAAAATATTTTTTACAAAAAGGGAGTAACATTAGTTATTCCCTTTTTTTATTGTCTAAAATTAAACTTTTTCAAAAAACAATGTATTTATTTGAATAAAGTCAAAAAATAAAAATGGCAAGAAATCAAAGAGAAGTAGAAGACGCATTATTCCAGATTAAGAATTTGGAAGAGTCTTTACAAAGGAACGCACAAGGAATACTTTCATCTACGATGAAGGAAGAAATCAATTCATTAGTAAAAGAATCTCTAAAAGAACAAGATGAGGTTGAGGATGAAGAAGAGATTGACGTGGACATTGAGGACACTGATATTGATAACGAAGAAGGTACTGATGACGATGAATATGCCATAGATGATATGGGTGATGAAGAAATGATGGGTCAACCAGTAATACCTTCTGATGATGACACAGTCGATTTGACCCAAGCTTCAGATGCTGAAGTTTTAAGAGTATTTAGAGCGATGGGAGATAACGATGGTGTTGTAGTAAAAAGAGATGATAATATGATACATTTATCTGATAACGAAAATGATACAGAATACATTATCCAACTTTCTGAATCAATGATGGATGATAGTGAATTAAAAGAATTTGGTAAATCTGAATTTGATTTGTATTCACATCATTTTGGTGATGATGAAGATGAAGATGATTTTGAAAATTTATCTTTTGGTTTTGAAGACGAGGAGGATGAAGAAGAAGATGAATTTGGTGACTATATGCCTATGAACAAATTGGATATGGGTATTAGAGAAAAAGGAATGTTAAATCAAGATTCACTTGCTAGTAAATTTAACTCTAATGATTTTGAAGATGATTTTGAAGATGATTTTGAAGATGATTTTGATTATTCGTCTTTGGCGGAAGAAGAACTAATGGTTCAAGGTAGTCAACAAGGAACAACTCCTGGTGGACAACAAGACGATGGAAGTCCAATGCCGGCAGAAACAACTGAAAACATCTACGAATTAGAATTGGATGATATGATGGATTTTGAAGATTCTGAAACTCCAATTGAATTTATGGAAGATGATTTTGAAGATATTCGTAACCATAGAATGATGGAAGCTAAAGGATTTAAAGCAAAAGGTGTCGGAATGGGTAATGCTTCTAAATATAGAATGAGTAAAAAACCAAACATGGATGGCGGTTTTAAAACAGTTAAGAAAAACGCCAACAAAACTATGGGTACTGGTAAAGCAAAATTCGAATATAAAGAAGGTGAAAACTTAGAGGGTAAATTCAATGTAAAACCTAAACCTTCTATGAGAAAATCAGAATTTAAAGAAGCGTCAAGAACTTTAGGTAATGGTAGATCTTGGGGTAAACCTGGTGTAGACAAAAGAAGAGCGGCACCAGCTAACCTAAGAAAAGAAAGTACTGAAGAACTTGAGTTATTAAGAGCAAAAAATGATGAATACAGAAAAGCACTTGATTTGTTTAGAACTAAATTAAATGAAGTTGCTGTATTTAATTCAAACCTTGCTTATGCAACTAGATTGTTCACAGAACATTCAACAACTAAACAAGAAAAGATTAATATTCTTAGAAGATTCGACAATGCCGAAACTTTAAAAGAATCTAAAAATCTTTACAGAACACTTAAGTCAGAGTTAGACTCGCCAAAATCTAGTGAAAATACAATCACAGAATCAGTACAAAGAAGAGTAGAGATTACTCCATCTACTGGATCTGCGGTAAATTTGATTGAATCAAAAACGTATGAAAATCCACAGTTTTTACGAATGAAAGACTTAATGACTAAAATAAAATAAACTTTTTAAAAGTACAGTATATTTATAATATACATAAATAAAAAATAAAGCCAAAAAACAAATAAAAATGGGAGCATTATTAGAATCAGGTCTTGTTGGTAACATTGGGTTAAAACACCTTAAAGTTATCAAAGAAGATACAATTAACAAATGGGATAGATTAGGATTCCTAGAAGGTCTTAAAGGACATTTAAAAGAGAACGTTGCGCAGTTGTATGAAAACCAAGCGTCTCACTTAATTAACGAAGCAACTTCTGAAGGTTCAAACGGAGCTTTCGAAACTGTTGTTTTCCCTATCGTTAGAAGAGTATTCTCTAAATTATTAGCTAACGATATCGTATCTGTACAAGCTATGAACTTACCAATTGGTAAATTGTTCTACTTCGTACCTAAAATCCAAGGATATTCAAGTGGTTATGATAACGGAACATCAGGTGTTCATTATCCACCAGTTGGTTCTCCAGAAGCAGTTAACTCTGGTCAAAACAGTCCAGGACAAGGTTATGACTCTGGATTCCCTTACGCAAAAAATCTTTATGATTTATTCTACGAAGGTGCTGAACCAGGATTAGATCCAGGTGGATTATTTGACTATTCAAAAGGTCGTTGGTCTGCAATTACAGCTCCAGCTACAGTTGTTGTTTGGACTGGTAGTTCTTTAGTTGACGCAACAGGAACATTAGTTGATCGTTATATTGGTAACACAAGAAAAGTTCTTATCAAACTTTGCGGATGGAATAACTTACCAGGTGCTGGTAAATTAATTGGACCTGACGGAAATGAGATTGATTCTGAAACTTTCCTTTCAGATTTGAAAATTTTACCAAACTCTGGTCTTGGATTTTCTTCTGGAAATACTTGTCCACTTCCTACAGCTGCTACACCACTTTTATTTAGAGTTGTTACTCAAAAATATGGTAAAGGAATTGTAGAATATGGTCAACAATCACAAACTTATTTCCCTGGTGGAAGTCCTTCAGGAACTGCATCTAACACAGGTAATGGTGGATCTTTCTACGATATCTGTGATGCAAATGGTTGTATCTTCTTAGAAGTTGACCTTTCTTGTCCTGCTTGTGCTAGCTGTGGTAATGATACATTAGACGGATACACAGGTTCTTCTATTTCCGCAATTACTTCTGGTACATCATTTACTGCTGTATGGAGAAGATACGAAGAACTAGAATTTGAAGAAAAAATCGGAGAAGTTTCTTTCGACTTAGAATCTGTAACAGTTTCTGTATCTGAAAGAAAATTAAGAGCACAATGGTCTCCAGAGCTTGCTCAAGACGTTGCTGCATTCCATAACATCGATGCTGAAGCTGAACTTACAGCATTACTTTCTGAGCAAGTTGCTGCTGAAATCGATAGAGAAATCTTAAGAGATTTGAGAAAAGGTGCTGCTTGGAACTTGAGATGGGATTACAACGGATGGAGAAGATTAAGTTTAACAACTTCTTACACTCAAAAAGATTGGAACCAAACTTTGATTACTGCAATCAACCAATTGTCTGCACAAATTCACAAATCAACTTTGAGAGGTGGTGCTAACTGGATTGTTGTATCTTCTGAGGTTTCTGCAATCTTTGATGACTTAGAATACTTCCACGTATCTAACGCGTCTCCTGAGCAAGACCAATACAACATGGGTATTGAAAGAGTTGGAACATTGGCTGGTCGTTACCAAGTGTATAGAGACCCTTACTTCCCACCAAACACAATTTTGTTGGGTCACAAAGGAACGTCTTTATTAGACACAGGTTACATCTACGCACCGTATGTACCTCTACAATTAACACCTACAATGTATAATCCGTTCAACTTTACGCCTATCAAAGGTATTATGACCAGATATGCGAAAAAAATGGTAAATAACAGGTTCTACGCCCGTGTTACTGTTGACGGTGTTCGTACATTTGATTTAAGAGAATTGAGATAATCAAAATCCTTAAAAATATAAGGAAAAGGTCAGAGAAATCTGACCTTTTTTTGTTTATATAAAAACAATTGATTTTTTATACTTATATGGTATATTTATATTATATGAAGAAGTATATCCCAACACAAGAAACCATTGATACAATACTTAAAATGTATAATAATGAATTATTAGGTTCAAAAACTATATCAGAAAAAATAAACTTAAATCAACAAATTATTTTAAGAATTTTGAAAGGAAATGGTATACAAGTTGGCCCACCTGGAAGAAGATTTATTGGTGGGCGAAAAGTTGCTGTGAAAAAACACGAATCTAAACCCGAAACAAAAGTACGTAAGAGAAAAAATTATGAATATTGGTACGAACAAAACAAAGAACACAGAAAACAATATTTAAAAGAATATCGTGAAAAAAACATAGACAAAATTCGTGAAATAAAAAGAAACTACGAAAGAACCCGTAAAGCAAATGACCCCATCTATAAACTAATCAATAATTTTAGAACCGCAATATACCAAGTATTAAAAGAAAACCAAGTTCAAAAAAACGGACACTATTTTGACATACTTAAATATTCACCAGAAAATCTAATAGAACATTTAGAAAATAAATTTAAAGATAATATGACTTGGGATAATTATGGTGAGTGGCACGTAGACCATATAAAACCAATATCATCGTTTAAAATTACAGAAATTGGTGATAAAGAATTTATGTCTTGTTGGTCATTAGAAAACCTTCAACCATTATGGGGTGAAGAAAATATCCGTAAATCAAACAAATTATAATCTATCACCACTAAATGTTCATTTGACACAAAATTTACTTTATAATTAAACTTTTTCAAAGTATTTATTAAGAAAAATATTTAATTATGAAAAGTTTTTTAATCTTATTATTTACCCTAATTTCTTTTTTGGGTTTTACACAAGTATCAAGTCTTTATTCATTTTCTGAAACAACTGGTACATATACAGCAATTGTTGGTGGTACGCAATTAGTAACAACAACTGGCGGTGCCGTCACTTATGATACTGATGGTAGTTATTTTACAATACCATCTGGTTCACAATTTCAGTTTAATAATACAACAATAACATCTGTTAATATGACAGCAGATGGTGCTTTGTTTTTAAACCCAGGAACAACAACAACAGGAAACGGTGTAACGGGGCCAATATCATCAACAGGTACTGCAGTAGGTGTTATTACAGGTATGGGTATGGATTTAAGAAGTACGGCAATTGCGTCACAAGTATATGAAAGAAGATGGGAGGATGTAGGTACTGAAGTGGTGTTTCAATGGCAAAATGCCGCAAGGTATTTACAAAGTAGCTCAGAAAGATTTTCATTTCAAATTAGAGTAAACAAATCAAATGGTCAAATAAGAGTTGTGTATGGTAATATGACAACAATTACAACAAGTACAACTTATCAACCAATGGTTGGTTTAAGAGGTTCAACAAATACAGACTACAATAACAGAAGATTAACAACTTCTATACCGGATGCAACACCAAATTGGGGAACGCCAAATGGTACAACCGCTGGAACATCTAATGCTCACAACGTAAGGTTTCGTAGTGGATGTGTCCCTACTAGTGGATTAATATTTATTTGGACTGTGCAATCTTGTATAGGACCCACATTACCAACAATATCTTACACTTCATCATCAACCGCAAATCTTTCTTGGACAGCGCCATCACCAACACCAAGCAATGGTTATAATTGGGAATTAAGGTCGTCAGGTGCGGGAGGAAGTGGAGCTACGGGTCTAGCGGCGTCTGGTTCAGTTACTGCCGGAACAACAACCACGACCGCGAGTAGTTTAACCCAACAAACGTCCTATATTCTTTATGTGCAAAGTAATTGTGGTGGAACTACAAGTTCTTGGGTTGCTTCTACCGCATCCATAAGCCCACCAACTAATAATGATTGTTCAAATGCAACATCTGTCACAGTAAACAGTTCCTCAACTTGTACCTCAACAACTTCCGCTAGTAGTGTTGGTGCGACACAATCCTCAGCAGCATGCGCCGGTACAGGTGCAGATGATGATGTTTGGTTTTCTTTTGTCGCAACAAATACTTCGCATGTTATTACTGTCACACCAGGTACTATGAGTGATGTTGTTTTTCAAGTGTATGACGGTAATTGTGGTGGACTTTCATCACTAGCTTGTATTGATGCTACAGCAGGTTCTAGTGTAGAAACCACAACAGTTAATAGTTTAAGTATTGGTGTTACTTACTACATAAGAATTCATAGTTACGCATCCACTGTTGGGTCAAGAGGTACTTTTACTGTTTGTATTACAACACCCTGTA